CGCACCGGAAGCATCCGCTCCCACACTTGCCGCTGTTGCCGAGATCGCCCCCGCCGTGTTGAGGATGCTTGTCCCATCCGGCTTCACGCCTCCGAGCACGGTCGAAGTCGCCGTGGGTAGAACATAGGCAGATGGCGTCCCACTCACCTGCGAGTAGGGCAGACTTAGGCTGGGCAGTGACGTAATCGCATTGGTGATATACCCGGAGGGATTCGCGGCGCTGTATGGGGTGAATCCCAAAGCCGTCGTCACCATCGAGCCGGTGATGCCGCTGATGTACCCACTCGGGTTGGTTGCGTTGTATGGAGTGAATCCGAGTGCATTCTGCTTCCCATTGAATGCGGCCCAGTCAATGTGCGATAGGTAGCCGTCCACCGATGAAGTAGCCTGAGCCATCGCGCAATCTACGCTCGATCCGCTCGTCGTGCAATCCACCGGGGCCGTGCCCGTGACCGCACTCAGCCCTCCGCCAGTTGAAGCCCCCCGCGCAACCATCGCGTTAGGGCTGGCAGTGAGCGTAAGGCTTACGCTGGTTGCCGTGAACGTTCCCGAAGTCACGAATTTGATATGAGTCAGGCCGGCGAGATTGACTTGATAAAGCCCGTTCGCGGTCGCTGTCACGGTTGCGGTTGGGGTTGCGCCTGGCGTTACCGCAGTGATTGGAATCGAGTAGTAAGTCGCTCCGTTGTCGCTACTCCCCAACACGGCGAAGGTTGCAGTTGTCAGGGAAGTTCCGGTTACAGCGATTGTCCCCGACGCGAAAGAGCTTCCGACGGTTGAGGGCACTACCAGGCCGTTGAGTTGAAATGGGGTACTGGTTTGCCCCGTGGCGGTAAAGATCTTCGCAGGGAAAACCGAATTGCTGTAAGGGCTCGCCAACTGAGCGCGAGCGGCGGGAGCCCCTAAACCAAAGCACAACGCGAGTGCGAGTAAAATCTTAGTTCTCATTATTTGAAGCCCTCCGTTATTATTTATACGTTGCGGACTGATATTATGCATCCATGAAGTTTTACGTTTACGCCCACAAAACGATATCCCCGCGTAAGGCGGGCGAGGTCTTTTATATCGGCAAAGGGCAGCGACGGCGCGCTTGGCTCGCAACTGGGCGCAATCCTCACTGGCAACGGGTTGCATCCAAGTATGGATTCTCCGTCATTATTCTCGCGGACGGACTAAGCGAAAAGGCGGCTTTTGACCTAGAGAAGTCGATCATTCTCATTTGCGGCCGGGCGGCTCTCTGTAACCTTACAGACGGCGGCGAAGGCATCTCGGGTGCTTCGGAAGAGATTTGCCGGAAGATCAGCGAGCGTCACAAGGGTAAACCCAAGAGTGCTCAGCATAAACAGAAAATAGCGGCATCGCATAAGGGGATTCGGCCATCAGAAGAAACCCGAGTCAGACTCAGAGCACGCCGACCGTCCGAAGAAACTCGCGCAAAACTCAGTGCTTCTCAAAAGGCTCGCAATATAACCGCTCCCTCAGATTTTGCCGAGCGTAGCGCTTCCATGCGAAAGGCCGTTACTTGCTCCAACGGCATGATCTTTGATTCGGTTAGTGCTGCTGCCACATGGGCTCGGAAGAACGGCTTCCCGAAAGCGGCTACAAGCAATATCAGCAACGTCTGTAATGGCCATCGCCCATCAGCTTGCGGTGGCCTGACCTGGGCATTCGTCAAATGATTTCCATTACTGAGGACGAAACCGAGGAAGCCGCTGCCGAAGAGATATTCGCCCGTCGCAACGGGCAGAAGACGATGTACGGGTATATCAAATACACGATGCTTGGTTATAAAACATCGACATTTGCCGAACGAGTATGCGCGGCGATTGACAAATTTATAACTGATGTGCAAGCGGGCAAGCGTCCGGTTTTGATTCTTCAAGCTCCCCCGCAGAGCGGAAAATCTGAAATAGCTTCTCGCAAACTACCGGCTTATTTACTTGGCAGGTTCCCCGATTGGCGCATTGCGGCTTGCAGTTATGGTGATGAATTGGCTGGAGCAATGGCGCAAGATGTTCGCCGAAATATCAACTCGCTTGAGCACCAAAAGCTATTTCCAGCCCCGGAAGAAAAGAAGAAATACGACGTAAACCGAATGGGAGATTTTACTGCGCCAGGTGGCACTGGCAGTTATTTGGGGGTGGGTGTCGGGGGCGGTCTTACTGGCAAGAGCGCGACCATTGGAATCATCGATGATCCAATCAAAAACGAAAAGGAAGCGCTCAGCGTTACAACTAAAGAGGGGCTATGGTCTTGGTATCAAGCTACTTTTACAACGCGGCTTTCCCAAAATTCAGGTCAAGTCATAATGGCTACATCTTGGGCGGTCGATGATCTGGTTGGGCGCATCATCGATCACTTCGCCGGCGATCCCCGTCTTACTCATTTGCGATTCCCGGCGATCAACCTGCCCGATGAAGTCGGATATAACCCCAAATTACCAGAAGGTGCTCTCGTTCCCGAGCTTCACAGTCTCGAAAAACTATATGAGACTAAAGCTCTTTTTTCCGATTATTGGTTTTCATGCTTGTATCAGCAGAGCCCGAAGGCTCTGGGCGGCAACGTCTTCAAGGATTTTTGTATTCAGTATTACAACCCGAACGATCTGCCGAAGAAATTTGACAAGGTAATAGCGTCTTGGGATTGCACTTTCAAAGACACGGACGGGACCGATTTCGTAGTCGGGCAGGTATGGGGCAAAAAGGGAGCCAACAGTTATCTACTTGATCAGATCCGCGCTCGCATGAGTTTCAGCGTTACATGCAAAGCCATCGTTACCCAGAAACTAAAATGGCCGCAGATTCGCGAGGTGCTGATTGAGGACAAGGCTAACGGACCGGCAGTTATTGACGTGCTCAAGGCTCAGGTGCCTGGCATCATCCCGATTGAGCCCGACGGCTCGAAGCTCGCCCGCGCCCATGCGGTTACATGCTACTGGGAAGCGCTCAACGTATGGCTTCCTAATGAAGCTCTTTGCCCGTGGATAAAGGCTTACGTCTCCGAGATGACTACCTTCCCGGCGGCCGCCCATGATGATCAAGTGGATAGTACGACTCAGGCGCTCCGCCGGCTCTATCCCTTATTCGGAAGGCTCAAAATAAATCGGAATGCCATAAACAAGGCACTTGGGATAAGGTAATAATCTATGACCTGGCTCCGTAATTTGTGGGATCGCTTCCGTAAGACACCCGCGCCGTTCTCAGTGACACCCGCCCCCGAACGTGGGGAGGGCTTAGCGCGGGCTCTCGCGAAGGCGAAAGAGACGGGCGGCCGCAAGAGCTATTGCTATCCCGTCAAGGCTCCCGATCTGATGCCCGGAGTTGTGCCCGCCACTGCGAAATCTGGGATCGCGATGGATGCGAATTTCTCCGCGATGAATGGGGTACCAGGCGCGGCCGGCTACGCTTATGGTGATTCCGCCGGCTTCCCGGGATACCCCTATCTCGCTATGCTCGCGACTCGCGCCGAATATCGGGCGTTTGCGTCCACCCTGGCGACAGAACGCACGCGGGAATGGATCGTGCTCAATAGCACGGATACCGCCGGCGATGAGACGAAGACGAGGATCACCGAACTTACTCAAGCGCTCAAAGATATCAAACTGCAAAAGGTTATTCGGCGAGCGGCAGAGCAGGATTGTCTTTACGGCCGCGGGCAGATCTTTATCAAGATCAAGGGCGCTGATGACTCCCTTCCGCTCATCCTCAGCAATAAGACAATCAAAAAGGGCAGTTTCGACAGCGTTACGAATGTTGAGCCCATTTGGACAACGCCCAGCGCTTACAACGCTCTTGATCCAACGGCCGCGGATTTCTACAAGCCTTCTAAGTGGTGGATGCTCGGGAAGGAAGTTCATGCGAGCCGGATGATGACGATGATCACGCGGGAACTTCCGGACATACTCAAGCCCGCCTTCAATTTCAGCGGCATGAGCTTGAGCCAACTTGCAGAGCCCTATGTTGACAATTGGCTTCGCACGCGCCAGAGCGTCTCAGATCTGATCAATAACTTCTCAATCACTGCTCTCAAAACCAGCATGGGGCAAGTATTACAGGGCGGAGATGGACCGGACGCCGATGGTACCGATCTCTTTGAACGCGCCGATTTATTTACGGCCGGCCGAAGCAACAAAGGGCTCATGCTGCTCGATAAGGACAGCGAAGAGCTAGTGCAAGTAAACACGCCCCTGGGCGGCCTGCATGAGCTTCAAGCGCAAGCTCAAGAGCAGATGTGTTCCGTTAGCCGTACCCCGGCGATCATCCTTACTGGCATCTCTCCGAGCGGGCTAAACGCTTCGAGTGAGGGCGAGATCAGCACATTTGAGGATTGGAACGCCGCTCTGCAAGAAGCCTATGATCGCGAGCCGATAGAAACAGTGCTCAAGGTTCTACAACTTTCGATGTATGGCGAGATTGATCCCGATATTACTTTTGCGTTTGTCCCGTTGCGGCAGATGACAAAGAAAGAACTCGCGGAGATCCGGACGGCCGACAGCACCACGGCCGGAACTTACATTGACCGCGGCGTGATCTCTCCGGAGGAAGAGCGCGAACGCCTGGCGCGAGATCCGGATAGCGGGTACCAGGGGCTAGATATGAGCCTTGAAATTGCAACTCCAAATGAGGGGAATACAGACAATGAAGACGATGAATAAGAAGGTTTTGTTGGGGCTCATGCTGCTAGTTTGCGTCACGGTTGCTTTTGCCGCGGTCAACGTAAAAGGTTTGATCGTTGACGCGCTTACGGGCTACACAGTGGCCGGCGCTGCCCCGAATAACTACACACTATGCGGTAACGGGACCGTGGGCACTTACCAGGCGTCATGCGGCGCGGCGGCTCCTGTTCGCACTTGCAACGCTAACGGCTGCTATATCCGATACTCAGACGGTACAATACACGCCTGGGGAACGATCACCACGGCGTCATCAGGCGGAACGCTTTCGAGCGGTACGATCACTTTCCCCACGGCATTTACAACTGTCGTGCAAAGTCTGTTGGTTTCTGGACAGAGTCAACCTGACAGCACAGACGACGCATACGTTACTTACACGAAGAGCGGAACGACTAGCGGCGCTACCGTAGTAATACGGTGCTCCATCAACATTAGCGGATCTGGTTGCTCTTCACTAAACGCCGTTCCCGTTGGCTGGATAGCCGATGGATACTAAACCCACAGTTGTGCGTGCGGTACACGCCAACCGCGGCATCGCCGCTCTCTACCATCGCCGCATGATGGCTTTGATAGATGAGATGGACGCGAGCATTCTGCATTGGATCTCTGCGACGTACCGCCAGGCTCCCCCGCTACTCGCCCAGGACGCGAGCCCCGACTGGGAATACAGCTTCGACGATCTGGGGAAGCGTTGGATCAAGCGCTTCGAGGATGCCGCGCCGAAGATCGCCGAAGCCTACCTCAAAGGGCAATTCAAGGCTACAGATTCCGCGATGCGCCAGGCTCTAAAAGATGCCGGTTGGACGGTCAAATTTGAGATGACTCCCGTGATGCGGGAAGCGTATGAGGCTTCGCTCGCTGAGAATATCGGCTTGATCCGTTCGATCCCTCAACAGTATTTGCAGCAAGTTGAGGGAATCGCGATGCGGTCCTATACCGCCGGCCGCGACTTACAGCAGATGGTGACTGCCCTCAAGCGGCTTTACCCGAGAGCCGCTAACCGCGCCGTACTCATCTCGCTTGATCAGAGCAACAAAGCCAACGCAGTAGTTACCCAGGCGCGCCAGACTGAGTTAGGGATCGTGGAATCCGTATGGATGCACTCGCACGCCGGCAAGACGCCGCGCCCTACTCACGTTGCCATGAATGGCAAGACGTACAAGGTAGCTCAGGGAATGTGGGATAGCGACGAAAAGAAGTGGATCTTCCCTGGAGAGTTGATCAACTGCCGTTGTACCGGCCGCTCAGTGATCCCCGCTTTCGCTGCCAGATCCGCTAAGTAACAAAGCCGTCAATAATATACGATAAAAATAACATTTGCAACTTGAAAATAATTGTGCAATGCTTTCCGTAATATGCCTCAGGATCTCAATCCCGCCGTTTCCGTAGCGCTTGACGCTTCGGCGCGTTCGTATGACGCAAACGGCCGGCTGCATATCAGCAAAACTCACATTACGAAGGCGACGGTAAACCCCTATTTCGGTATGGAGATCCCGAATAGCGCGGCTCTGGGGCTTGATCCTCAGAGGATTTATTATATGCTCCGTTCGCCCGAAGAGCTTGCGAAAGCCGCTCCCACCTTCGAGCGTATTCAAATTCTGATCAAGCATAAGCCGATTCTCAATACCGATCCCCCGAAGATGATCACGGTAGGGACAACGGGATCGGATATCAGTTTTGAGTCCCCCTATCTCGACGCCGATGTATGTCTCTGGGATGAGACGGCTATCGCCGGTATCGAGACGAAGACTCTGCACGAATGGAGTTGCGCGTATCGCTACGTTGCCGTGATGACTGCCGGCATCTTTGAGGGACAGCGGTACGACGGAATTATGACCGATATTCAAGCCGATCATCTTGCAATCGTTGAGGATGGCCGTGCGGGAAGTGACGTAATAGCTGCAGATCAGGAGATCAAAATAATGCCGAAACCTACCAAACTGGGCACTGCCCTTATCGCGACTCTCGGAGGTATGTCCGCAAAGTTGGCGCTCGATTCCGCGCTCCCCACTTTGGTAGGGCAGGCCGTCAAGAAAACCTTCAACAAGGCCGACGTAAGCGCGAAGCTGATCGCGATGGACGCCGATCTCAAGCCCGCGGCGATCACCGCCGTTTTCGATTCGTTGCTGGCATTGGACGAAGAGAAAAAGGAAGTTGCCGAAGACGCCGACGAACATCCGAAGGATTGCGACTGTAAGGAATGTAAGAAAGTCGCCCAGGATGCCGCCGACGAAGAGGAAGAGAAGAAAAAGAAGATCGCTGAGGACGCCGAAGAGAAGGCAGAGAAGAAACTCGAAGGCGCAATGGACAGCTTCCGCAAGGATCTCCGCGCCGCGAACGAAGCCCGCATTGCCGTTCGGCCGGTTGTCGGCGATGTGATCGCCCAGGACTCAGCCGAAGAGATTTACGGCTTTGCTCTGGATCATTTGAAGGTTGACCGCGCCGGCGTTACTGGCGTGCCGGCTCTCAAGTCGCTCTTCACTCTGGCCCAGTCGCGCTCTTCCGCCCCCGTCGCTATCGCTCAGGACTCCGCCGGCGCTGCCGCCAGGTTCCCGAACGCGAGCCGTTTCCGTCAGGGATAAACCGCAGAACGCCGCGCCTTTTTGTAACCGAAGCAAAGCAGTAAACCGGAGGACCAAAAATGTTTCAGAAGTCCGTCAATCTTTACAACCCGCTCGCAGTTGAGGGAGATTTCGCCGACGCGAATCCTCGCGCAACTGTACCCGCTGGGGAAGGCGGCCTTGTGGCCGGTCCCCTTGGAGTGACAGTCGGCCGCTTTGCCTGGGTTTCGGCAGACGGTAAGACAGTCACGAATTACGGAGAAGGCGCGGCCGCGCCGGATGGTTTCGTTCACCGCCAGGAAGGTGCAGCGCTGATTACTGCATACTTGGGGGAAGCGTCCAACCTGATCCTGGCTGGCTTCCCCGTCACTCTCCATAACGCCGGCAGTTTCTTCGCGAAGGCGAACGGGCAGGCTTCCACTCTCCGCGGCTCGGTTTACGCGAGCTACGCAGACGGCTCCGTTTACATGGGCGCGGCTCCCGCCGGCTCGACTGCAACCGGCGCAATCGGCGCAACGTTCACGGCGACGGGCACGGGTACCAGCCTGGCGGTCACTGCAGTAACCGGGCTGATCTCCATCGGAGACGTGATCTTGGGTACTGGCGTACCTGCCGGGACCGCAATTCTCGCCCAGGTGAGCGGTCCAACCGGCGGCGCGGGAACGTATACCACCAGCGTTGCGACAACGGCAGCGGGCGTAACCGTAACCAGCTTCGGCAACGTGCTCAACGTCTCCGCAGTTGCAACCGGCGTGCTCGCAGTTGGCGACGGCATTACCGGGACCGACGTACCTGCAGGCGCAACCATCGCATCGCAGGTTAGCGGCGCGGCGGGCGGCGTGGGCGTGTATACGCTCAACATCCCGGCAACTGCTTACGCGGCTTCTACGGCGCTCACGGTTGCCGGCGGCGTCCTCACGAAGTTCGTAGCCAAGTCCGCTGTCAACGTCGGCGAGCTTGTCAAAATCTCAACGTGGGGGAACTAAGCCAGTCATGGACCCAATACTCGTAGCGCTCGCAATGGACGCCGGCATTCACTTCATGGGCACGGAAGCCATGTTGCAACTGCCGAACGTGGCTCACAGCATCCGTGTCGCAATGGACGCTCAGCCGGCACTAATCACAACCAGCAACGCCGGTATCCCCGCGTTTCTTTCGACGTACATCGATCCCAAGTTGATTGAGATCCTGGTTGCGCCGATGAAGGCCGCGGAGATCGTCGGAGAGGAAGTCAAAAAGGGCGATTGGACAACGGATACAGCGATGTTCCCCGTTGTGGAATCAACCGGCGAGACTTCGAGCTACGGCGATTACAGCAATAACGGCGTGGCCGGCGCGAATACCAACTTTCCCCAGCGTCAGAGCTATCACTACCAGGTGATTACTCAGTGGGGCGAGAAGGAACTCGCGAAGGCGGCTCTTGCGAAAATCGACTGGGCGAATCGCGTCAACATCGCGAGCGTTCTCACCCTCAACAAATTCCAGAACAAGACGTACTTCTACGGCGTGGCCGGCCTGCAGAATTACGGCTTGCTCAACGATCCCAACCTTTACGCCCCCATCGCCCCCACCAACGAGGGCGGAAACATTACCTGGGCGAACAAGGATGCTCTCGGGATCTACGCCGATATCCTCGCGCTCTTCACTCAGTTGCAGGCGCAGACCGGAAATACATCTCTGGTTGAGATGGATGCAAAGATGACGCTCGCGCTGTCTTCTGGCGCGATCGTCAACCTCGGTAAAGTCACTCAGTTCAACGTCAACGTCAAGACGACGATCAAGGATAACTTCCCCAACCTGCGAATCATGACGGCTCCGGAATACTCGACAGCGGCGGGCAACCTTGTGCAACTCATCGTTGACGAAGTTGAAGGGCAGCGTACCGTTGAAGTCGCTTTCACCGAGAAACTGCGGGCTCACCCGATTGTTATCGAGATGAGCGCCTTCAAGCAGAAGAAATCGCAGGGAACTTTCGGAAGCATTGTTTATCGCCCAATGTTTATCGCGGCGATGCTCGGCGTATAGCTCGGTAACTGTTGACGGTGTACAGTAATAAGAGGGCTGGGGGAATATCCTCAGCCCTCAAATTACATAACGAAGGGAATTTTATGGCAAAGATTGTTATTGGCTGCAGGCTTCCAAACGGGTTGGTTTTGACTCACCCGATCAGCGGAGAGAGCGTGACTCTCGCGGGCTTGCATAGCTCGAAGATCATCGGCTCAACCCACGTATCAACCGAAGTCGATGCCGATTTCTGGGAAGCGTGGAAAGCAAAGTACAAGGATTTTACGCCGCTCAAGACTGGCGCGATCTTTGAGGCTCGCAACGAGACGGAAGCAATCTCGAAGGCGAAAGAACTCCGCAAGGAAAAAACAGGCTTCGAGCCGATGGCGACAGACGGCAAAGATCCCAGGGCGAGCGGCGTAAAGAAAGCCGACGCAAAGTAACAATGAGCGAGAAGCGGCCTACGAAACGGACTCTTCCCCCGCAAGTCGGAGGAGTGCGAATCAAGGCTAAACCTAACTTGGATTATTACGACGGGAGAAAATAACAATGAGCGTCCGCGGGAAGTTTATGGTAAGTTCCGTCACGAACCTGAGTGCGACAAGCACTTACGTCAATGTGAAGTTGAGAGCGGTATACAGCAATAGCCCCGAAGACAATAGCTATTCGGCGGCAACACCGAGCGGAAGTATTGAGATGACCATCACCAACCCGGCGGCGGTTGAGCAGCTACCAATCGGCGCACAATTTTACGTTGACTTCACCGCCGTAACCGAAGGGTAACGATGGCCGTTGCAGTCTTCAACTTGGCGAACTTCCAAGCTCGATATCCGCAGTTCAATGCCGTGAGTCCAACCAGGCTTGCGGCATTGTTCGTGGAAGCGGGCTTGTATCTATCCAACACGGACTGCAGCCCCATTCAGGACTTGGGGAGACGCGGGATGCTGCTCAACATGCTTGTGGCGCACATCTCTTCTCTCTCAGGCGATCTCAGCGCAGACGGACAGGCTCAGCCAGTGGGGAGAGTAAGCCAGGCGGCAGAGGGGACCGTATCCGCGAGCTTTGAGGGCGTACCGCCCACGCCGGGCACGGGCGCATGGTTCCAACAAACCCAATACGGCGCGGCCTTCTGGCAAGCTACGGCGAGCCTACGGGGTATGCGTTATCGTTCCCGCCCAACCGATCCCAACCAGGGGCGGCGCTGGGGGTATTAGATGCAACTCCCAATATCCCAAAACGTAGAGAGGAAGATCAAGGCCATCGCCGTGAAAATGAGCGCATCCCTTGAGGTTGGATTCCTTGAGGGGGCAATTTATTCGGACGGTACGCCCGTCGCATCCGTCGCCTTCTGGAATGAGTTCGGGCACGGGGGGAACTTTCCCGCACCTCCACGTCCGTTTTTTCGACCGATGATCGCAAAAGAGTCCCCCTCGTGGCCTGCAAAGATGGCAGCTTTGGTAAAGGCTACCGATGGGGACGGGCCAAAAATAATGGTCATGATGGGCGAGGATATTCAGGGAGCTTTGATCGACAGCATTAGAAGTGCGGACGTTGCCCCATTATCGGATACCACTCTTGCTCTCCGCGCTAAGTTTGGAAATAGCCCTGAAAAAATTACACTCAAGGACGTATTGGCTGCACAGCGAGCGGTTGCGGACGGCACCGCTACATTGGCGAGCGGGACTCAGGCAAAGCCGCTCGATTGGACAGGCCATATGCTCAACAGCACGGGATATAGGGTGATCAAATGACAATCAAGCGCTTCGATTTGCTCAAAGTGGATTGCGGGTATCAGGGCAGCGATCACGTTATGGAGGAAACTGACGACGGCGAATACGTGAGCTACGAACTTTACTCAGACGCAGTCTTCGCATTGACGGCGCTGGTTGAGGAATTCAATTGTCTCCCTGGCGTTCAAAAGACTTCGGTGCAAGAGTGCCTTGAGGCCGCTCGCGACTTTCGTGAGGCTCTCTAATGGATTTGAGATCAGTGGCAAATTCCGCCAGCAATGCGATCAACCCCAACATGATCGTGAGCGTCAAGCGATCAACGGGCTATACCGTGGGAGCGGGGCTCAAGCAAGTTCCCGCTTACGCCGCGCCCGTCTCGGGACCGGCTCAGCTTCAAGCGCTTGACGGCTCCGAGCTTCGGCAGATCGAAGGGCTCAACCTGCAGGGAGTTATCCGCGGGATCTATCTCCGCGGCAACCTGGCGGGAGTGATACGCCCGAACGGTACCGGCGGAGATCTCGTAATTATCGCGCCGCCCGCGCCGGCCGCCTTCGTTGGTACCTGGCTTTGCGTGAAGATTTTAGAGACGTGGCCGCTCTGGGCAAAAGCTGTCGTGGTATTGCAAGAGGGATCATAATGCCCGCGCCTATACCCTTTCTGGCTTCGATCAGCATTGACGCCGTAATCGAAGCCCTGGGCGCATTCCTGCAGCCATTCGTAGGAGCCGCACAGATCATCCGCGCCCAGGTGAATCGCGTTGCTCCGCCGGCCGCGCCTTACGTGGAACTCACCGAAATTCTGCAGGTACCGCTAGAGACTCCGATTGACGTAGACAACGGAGCCAACGCGCAAACGGACATTACCGGACCAAAGCGGATCGATATTCAAATTGACTTCCGCGGTCCCGCTTCGGGCGACTGGTGTACAGCCGTAACAACTATTTACCGGAGTCCTTACGCGCCGGCTCAATTTCCCGATGGCATAAAACCGTTGTATTGTTCGGACGGTCATCAGATGCCGCTTACCACGGGTGAGCAACAATACGAAACCCGTTGGACGCTTACGGCGAGCTTGCAGTACAATCCGACTGTAAGTATTCCGCAACAGTCCGCTAATACTTTGGCGGTAAATATTATGGAGGCTTCGCAATAATGACTATTCCCGCGTCTCGAATTGCAAGAGTAAACCCCGGCGTTGTGAATAGCGGCGGAACGTCGCTGGTGATGAATGGGCTCTTCCTCACTCAAAATACCGCGATGCCCACGGCTTCGGCTTTCAACTTCGCGAGCCCCACGGCGGTAGCAAATTTCTTCGGTCCAGCATCCGCCGAAGCCGCCCTAGCAAAGATCTATTTCGCCGGCTACAGCAATTCCACGATCAAGCCTGGCGGGATGATCTTCGCTCCCTTCAATCTTGCCGCTCGCTCCGCCTTCCTGCAGAGCGGATCGCTCGCCGGATTGAGCCTGGCACAGCTTGAAGTGCTGAGCGGTACGCTCATCCTCACCGTTGCCGGCGTGGTAGAGACTTCGGCCGCGATTGATCTGTCTACCGCCGGCAGTTTCAGCGGCGCGGCTACTCTCATTCAAGCCGGTTTCACAACTCCCCCCTTCACCGTTGCGTGGAATCCCGTTACCAGTGCGTTCGTGATCACCACCACGGCAACCGGCGCAACGGAGACGATCACTTTCGCAAGCGGGACGCTCGCCGCCGGGCTCAATCTGACTCAGGCAACCGGCGCGATTCTCTCGCAGGGAGCCGCGCTCGATACGCCGGCTACCGCAATGGCGAACGCCGTGCGCGTGACGCAGAACTTCGCGAGCGTTGTAACGCTATGGGAGCCGACTCTCAGCGATAAGGAAGGCTTCGCGGCCTGGTTCAATGCGGCCAACCTTGAATATCTGTATCTCGGTTGGGATTCCGATCCGAACGCATCGGTACTCGGAAATACAACCTGTTTCGGCGCGGTAACGAAGGCCGCTCAGTGGAACGGCGTTGCGTGCATCTCCGGAGATCCGGCGTTAGCTCTCGCGAGCGGCACCACTCTCGCCGCGCTCGCGCTCAACGTCGCTACGTTCGTGGCCGGCGCGATTGCTTCGATCAACTCCGGCGCAACCAACGGGCGCGTTACTCTCGCCTTCCTTGCTCAGTCGGGGATGGCTCCCACGGTTGCAGACGATCAGATCTCTCAGAATTTGCTCGCGAACGGTTACAGCTTCTACGGATCGTATGCGACGGCGAATGATGGCTTCGTTTTCTTCTACAACGGGCAGATGCCGGGCGAGTTCGGTTTCATCGATTCCTTCGTCAATCAGATTTACCTCAACGCACAATTTCAGTTGGCGATGCTCACGTTGCTTACCAACATCGGAGACTTCCCCTATACCCCATCCGGTTACGGGTTGCTTCGTTCGGCGCTGATGGACCCTATCAATGCGGCGCTTGCTTTCGGAACGATTCGCACGGGAGTTACTCTTTCGGCCGCGCAGATCTCCGAAGTCAACCTGGCCGCCGGCGTTGACGCTGCAAGCGTGATTCAGACGGCCGGCTACTACCTGCAGATCCTTGACCCTGGCGCTCAGGTTCGCGGGCTCCGCGGCAGCCCTATCGTCAACTTCTGGTATAGCGACGGCGGCGCGGTCCAATTTATCAACATGGCAAGCATTGACATTCTGTAACTGAAAGAGGGCAGCATTTTGGACACTTCGATCAATGCGGCGCTCGCCTTCGGAGCCATTCGCACGGGCGTTACGCTTTCGGATGAGCAGATCTCCGAAGTCAACCAGGCCGCCGGCGTAGACGCTGCAAGCGTGATTCAGACGGCCGGCAACTACCTGCAGATCCTTGACCCTGGCGCTCAGGTTCGCGGGCTCCGCGGCAGCCCTATCGTCAACCTCTGGTACGCCGATGGTGACGCGGTCCAAACCATAACGATGGCAAGCATCGACATTCTGTAACTGAAAGAGGGCAGCATTTTGGACACTTCGATAACCTCAGCAAATTCCGTATTCACGATCTCTGTCCCCGGCTTGTTTCCTATCCCTCAGCAGTTGAAGGGATACTCCGCAGAGAAGGCTTGGAGCAGCGATAACCTCGACCTGGCAGAGACTCAGATGGGCGTAGATGGCCGCTTGACCGCCGGCTATACCCCGATGGCTGTAAAGCAGACGATCAGCCTGCAGGCCGACTCCCCGAGTAAGCAGATCTTCAAAACCATTCAGGCCGCGACTCGGGCGGCGCGGGATGTGTATTACATAAACGGCACGATTGATCTGCCGTCCACGGGTGAATCCTTCATCGGTACCCGCGGCGTGCTGCAGGCAGTGAAGCCCCTTCCGGACGCCGGCAAGGTTTTGCAGCCGATGGAGTTTGCAATTGTGTGGGAGAGTCTGGTGCCCACTCTCCTGTAAATATGACAGAAGAAACGATGGGGGTTTAGGTAACTAATGAATTACAGCAAAAATGCGCCGGCCTTCGCAGCATCGTTTGAGGGGTACTCGCCCGTTTCGGTGCATCATCCGGAAGATCCCCCGGACGTATGGACAATGGGATTTGGCTCAACATATTGGAGCGGCGCGAAGGTAACTGAGGGTATGACGTGTACCCGCGATGAAGCGCTCTTGCAGTTGGCGGGCGGCCTTGAGAGTGCGGCGCGATGCGTCAATCTCTCGCTGCATGTGACCGTAACCCAGGACGAGTTTGACGCTTGCACGGATCTTACTTACAACATCGGCTGCTCGCGCTGGCAGGAATCCACCGCGAGGGAGCGGCTCAACGCTGGGGATTACGCTGGCGCAGCATCAGCCTTCGAGATGTGGGATCGTGCGGGCGGCGTAGTGATGGCAGGATTGCTCCGACGCCGGAAGGCTGAGGAAGTTCTATTTGATACGCAGGGAGTATCGGCATGAGAAAGACGGCGAGTTATACAGTCACGCAAGAGGGCCGCGATCTCGGCAAGCGCTTCCTCATAACTGAGATGGGCGCAGCGCAGGGGGAGTCGTGGGCGGCGCGGGCTCTGCTCGCACTGATGGCGAATAACGCGGAGATCCCCGAAAACTTTGCAGAGCTCGGAATGGCCGGGCTTGCTGAGTTGGGACTCAGGGCGCTGAGTAGTCTTCGCTGGGAAGTCCTCTCCCCCTTGCTTGAGGAAATGATGGCCTGCGTTCAAATCATTCCCGATGCCAAAAAGACTCAGGTTGTGCGTTCACTCATTGAGGACGATATCGAAGAGATTGCAACGCGGCTCAGTCTGCGTTTGGAGTGGTGGGAGTTGCATATGGGTTTTTTGCAAGCCGTCGCCCCCTCAATCTTAGGACACGGGCCGGCGGCGAAGGACGCCCCCCGGCGAGCTACAGCAACGTCCCGAAGATAATTGGGATACTGATCTCCCGGCGCATGGCGACGCTGCATGAGTTACAGACTTGCTATGGAGTGGAAGACGCTCACAACATGTTGGAAGTGGTGATTGTAGACGATGCCAACAGACAGACATAAACTCGATCTCCAACGCGAACGATACGCCAATATGACTTCTGAAGAAAAGGTAGCTTGGCGTGAGAGGGCGTCCGGATGCCTACAATCATAGATTCTTTAGTAGTCAGCCTAGGCCTCGACTCCAAAGACTTGGATGCGAAGAGCGGCTCTGCGGGCAAGAAGCTAAAAGAAGTTGAGGGGCAATCTGCAAAGACTGAGGGCGGCGTAAGGAAGATCGGCGTCGCCAGCAAAGAGGCGGCGGTCGGAGTCGGCGGGCTAACCCGCACGCTGGGGAGCTTCCTCGCGCTCATCGCCGGAACGATGGCGATCAAGGCGTTTGCATCCGACTTCATCGATGCCAACGCCGCATTGCTACGACTCTCTCAGAATCTCGGTCTAGGCGTCTCAACTATCTCAGCGTGGGGGAAAGCCTCCGAAGAGCTCGGCGGGAGCGCGGCGGGGCTGCAGGGCACGCTAGACATGCTCTCAATGTCGCAGACGGAGCTTCGTCTAACCGGGCAATCCTCTCTGATCCCCTATTTCTCAGCGCTCGGGGTATCGCTCGCCGACGTGAACGGCAAGGCGCGGCCGGTTGACGCAATTCTTTTGGATCTCGCAGATCGCTTCTCTCGTATGGACCGGACAACCGCAAACAACATGGGCCGGATGATGGGGATCGATCAAGGGACCATGAACCTGCTTTTGCAGGGGCGCAAAGAGCTTGAGCTAACGATCAAGCGCCAGAAGGAAAGTACGGCGGTCACGCAGAAGCAGGCCGAAGCCGCCCAGAAGCTACAGACTCAGATTGTGGAGACGAAGCAAAAGTTTACGGCGCTTGGGAATGCGCTGATGCTTGAGGCAGCGCCGGCGCTTGAGAGACTCGCTGATCTCTTCCTTCGCCTGGGCAACTGGGTACTCGACAATGAGGAACTCGTAACGGACTTCCTGAAGGTGATGGCGGTCGGGCTGGGAGCAATCGCGCTCATAACTGCCCCGATCAATCTCGCAGTGGTTGCCGTACTCGCGCTCGCCGCTGGCATCGCGCTGCTCTGGCAGGACTATCAGGTATGGAAGCGCGGCGGTACATCCTTTATCGACTGGGCGAAGTGGGAGCCTGAGATTAGGATGGCTACGAAGGCCATCACTCTTCTAGGCGACGCCATAGCGCGAGTGATCGGGCTCAAGAGCCAGCCTGCAAACAATCACGCCCCAGGCTCGGGGTACACCCAACTCAAGGACAACGCCCCCGCGGGCTGGGCGAGTCCGGGCGGCGGTGAGCCCGGGGGCGCGGCCACTGGTGAGCAGATCAAAAAGTATTTCGAGGGGCAAGGATGGAGTTCCGCTCAGGCCGCCGGCATTGCTGCAAACTTTATGCGCGAGAGTGTCGGCCGAACTAAGGCACCGGGGGACGGCGGTCACGCATACGGTTTAGGGCAGTGGCACTCAGACCGGCAAGCCAACTTTGCGAAATTTGCCGGGCACAGTATCAAGTCATCTACTCTCCCTGAGCAATTGGCTTTTGCTCAGTACGAACTTACTCACGGTGAGAAGAGGGCGGGAGATGCGCTCCGCGGGGCTACTAACGCAGGGCAGGCCGGCGCGATTGTGTCACGGATGTATGAGCGGCCGGCAGACGCAGACGGCGAAGCGAGACTGCGCTCATCTCTCGCTCTGGCGCTCGCGGGCGTCGGCGGGGCAACCGGCGCAATCGCGGCGGCGAGCCCCACGCCGGCGGGCTCTGGCGTGTCTTCGAGCGATAGCAGCGTTACAAACCATATCGGAGAGATCAAGGTTTACACGGCTGCCACTGATGCGAACGGCATCGCTCGGGGCATGAACTTCCTCTTCACCAGCCAGGCTAATGCGGGGCTCAACTAATGCCGCCGGCAACAAACATTCCGTACCCCAACGTTCCCGCGGTCCCGGGCGTGCCCCAGCTATTGCGTCAGGTGGGCGCGGTTGCGCCGATACCCGTTGTGACAATCGGGATCGGCGCTCTCGAAAACATCCTGGGCGCGGCGCTGCAACAGGCTCCGCAGTGGGGCATCTTCGACGCAGCCGGCAACCAGGTTGGCATCAGCCCCAACAGTTCTGCAACGCTCCTGGCAGCCATCGGTAACGCTGCACTGAGCCTGCTCTCGGGCGCGAGTGCGGTCCTCTCCACTTTTGGATTCGATTATATGAAAGAGATGGTAGTGAGCGATTTCCCCGTTGAAGGGGGATCGTTCGCCAGCTACAACAAAGTAGAGAAGCCGGGCAACCCCGTGGTGACTCTAGCGCTCGCCGGTAGCGTGAGTGACCGGACAACGTTTCTCAACGCTATCGATGCTGCTACCAAATCAATCAACGCCTATAGCGTCGTGACGCCCGAGATCACCTATTCCAATTACACTCTTGAGCGCTATCGCTATCAGCGGCGAGCGGAGCGGGGCGCGACGCTGCTTATGGTCGAAGTGTCGCTCAAGCAAGTTCGGGGCGTGGTAGCTGCATTTACTACCGTGACTGTCACTCCTATCGTCAATCCCCAAGATCCCGGCGCTACGTCTCAAGTGAGTAACGGACCTACGCAACCGATAGCGCCGCCGACTTCTACGTTTAAGTCACTTGCAAATAAACTGGGGCTCCACTGATGCCCCAACAAATATCTACTCAACCCGTTCCCTCTCAGATATTGCAAGTGACACTTGCTGGGCAAAGTTGCCAGATCGCCATCTATCAGAAGACGCAAGGGCTCTTCGTGGATCTCAACGTAAACGGCATTGATATCTCTATAGCCGTGATCGCGCATGATGTTGTACCACTGGTTCCTACCGGTTATCTTGGATTTGTGGGGCAACTGATATTTACGGACACTCAGGGGGGTAACGATCCGACTTATGACGGGCTCGGGAGCCGCTATCAACTCGTCTACCTGACACCGGCGGAGGTTGCGAGTGTTCAACTTCAATTCTGACGCCGGTTAGCAGCCCGATAATCCTAAATGCTATTCTGGTAAAGAAGAACCGCTTAGAGCTTTCATCGGGCGCGGGCACGAGGGTAATCATGGTTTTTATTATGGAGAATTGTTGACTGTACTGTCAATAGCTAAATTATGATCGGTTCCTTCCAAAATAAAAAAGAGCTTCGCTTCGTCATCACGCTCGCGACGGGGAGCTTCGGCTCAAGCTCTGCTAACCAGGTAACTCTTGAGGGGCTTCGTGCCACTGCCGAAATTGACAAAGGCGGCGGCCAGATGAACGCCACTCTTTGCGCTCAAATTTACGGCGTGGCTCAAAGTGACATGAATGCGGTAACAACCCCGTGGGGACCACGCTATATCAATCGTAATACGATTTTGGTTTATGCCATCGACGGAGCGCAGGAGACGCTAGTATTTGCGGGAGAGATTGTAAACGCCTGGGGCAACTATCAGCAGATGCCTGATGTCTTCCTACAAATACAGGCTCAAGCTGGCGTGATCAATCAGCTTCAACCTATCCCTCCCACTAGCTACAAAGGCACCGTGGATGTTGCCACTCTGATGGCTCAACTCGCGGCAACGATGGGATACAAGTTTGAGAATAACGGCGTAAGCGTCCCGCTCGTAAATCCCTACGTGGCAAACACCGGAATCGAGCAAGTAAAGTCTCTAGCGAAGCAGGCGGGAATAGGATGGGGACTTGATAACGGTGTACTCTTCATAGCGCCAGCAGATACGCCACGCGGGAGCTTGATCCCCCTGATCTCCTCTCAAACTGGGATGATCGGATACCCGACGTATGACAATCATGGGATCAATATCAGAACTCTTTTCAATCCGGCTATCGTCTACCACGGGGCGTTCAAGGTAATCAGTTCGGTGCCGCGCCCGATGGGATCTCTCGATACTCAAGGCGCTGCTCTCGCGCCCAGTCTAATCGGACAATGGGTAGCATTTTCAATCGCTCACAGTCTTTCGAGCGAGAAGCCGGGCGGCCCCTGGTGGAGCACAGTGAGAGGAAACCCCAGTGGCTTCGCAATCTCCAATTAGTCTCGGTACTCTTTGGCCCTCTAGCACCTGGGGAGAGTACAACAACATCGTTTTTGCTATCCAAGCTGCCCTCGCCAAAATGCAAACCGGGACGCTGGTACGAATAGAGGCTTGCACAAACGCGGGTGATCTCTCGCCGGTTGGCTTCGTGGATGTAACGCCGCTGGTGAATCAAATTGACGGCTCAGTGCCCGCCAACCCGACGCCGCACGTTACGATTTACGGACTCCCCTATCTGCGAATGCAGGGCGGAACTAACGCCGTGATCTTGGACCCTCAGCCCGGCGATATCGGCGTGGCCGTCTTCGCCAGTCGCGATATAAGCAAGGTGAAGAGCACGAAGGCTCAGGCCAACCCAGGCAGCTACCGGCAGTATGATTTCTCGGACGGCATGTATCTGGGCGGAATGCTCAACGCCGTGCCCGTGCAATACGTTCGCTTTGGAACTGACGGGATAACCATCGTTTCCCCGACTGCGATCACGCTCACGGCTCCCACAATCACGCTAGGCGGCGCTGTAACTGTTGAGGGGGCGCTTACTCAGAGCGGCGGCGACGTGAGCATTACCGCCCCCGACACAATTACTCTGGCAGCCCCCGAGATCAACCTAGATGGCGCGTTGGCGTCAACCGGCGGCAATGCTACGATGAGCGGGGAGCTTACAACTACCGGCGATGTAATTGCCGGCGGCAAGAGCCTCAAAACTCACGTCCACACTAGCGAAGCCGTGGGGACGCAAACGAGCCCGCCTCTATGAATACGCTTTTGCTTGACACCGAGCAGTGGGATTTAGTTTTGGACGCATCGGGGAATATCGCGATGGCGACGCCCCCGTATGCTCTGGCTCAGGACGTAGCAAGCGCGGTCAAAACGTTTCTCGGAGAGCTTTGGTATGACACGACTCAGGGCATTCCCTATTTCTCTGAAGTCCTGGGGAAGCTGCCGCCGGCGGCGCTGCTCACTCAGCTTATAAGCGATCAGGCTCTAACCGTGCCGGGCGTTGTTACCGCAGAGTGCTCGATTACTTCCTTCAATGCTCGGGGCGTCTCGGGGCAAATCAACTTTACAGATGACACGGGGGAAACAACCATTGTCAATTTCTAAGGGAGCAATCTAATGGGACTTCCCCCCGGCATTCCGAGCACGCAGGTACCTCAGATCCAATTTACGCCGCAAGGCCCGATCATCCCCGAGGATGGGGACATTCTCGCAGGTGTGCAGATCGATATGAATTACGCTTTCGGGGGCGGGCTCAATCCCGGCCTGACTACTCCGCAAGGGCAGCTTGCGTCGAGTACGGCGGCGATCATCTCCGACAAGGATGCGGAGATCGCTCTCATCTGCAATCAGGTTGATCCTCAGTACGCAACGGGGCGCTTTCAGGATGCCATCGGACGTTTGACAGTTGGAATGGCTCCGCGCTTCCAAGCGGCAGGTACTGCGGTTGCTTGTATCCTCACCGGCCCAGGGGGAGTAGTACCAGCCGGAACTCTCGCGCGAGATACATCGGGCAACACTTATGCTTTGCTCGGGGCGGTCACAATACCCGGTACGGGCTCGGTTATGAGTTCATGGCAGAATCTTGCGACTGGTCCGATCCCTTGCCCTGCCGGAAGTCTCACGCAGGTATATCAGGCCGTCCCCGGTTGGGATGCAATTTCCAATCCAGCAGATGGCGTATTGGGCCGCGACGTTGAGACGCCTCAAGAGTTTGAGCTACGCCGCCAGAACTCAGTTGCAGGTAACGCCCGCGGCTCTGTGCAGGCGATTCAGGCCGGCGTCTTCGACAACGCGCCGAACGTGCTGGATTGCTACGTGATCGACAACCCCACTGGGCTGACGGTCAATAAGGGATCTACCAACTATCCGATGCTCCCCCACTCGCTTTACGTGGCAGTGGTTGGCGGGGTTGATGCCGATATCGCTAATGCTATCTGGCCCAAGAAAGACACGGGTTGCGACTACAACGGAAATACCTCAGTGACGGTTTTCGATATGAGCCCTCAGTATGCCCCCGGTCCATATCCCTCTTACGCAGTGAAGTTCAACCGTCCTACGAGTACCCCCGTGCTCTTCGCAGTGTCAATCGTCAACTCCCCGACGCTGCCGGCCGATATCGTAACCCTGATTCAAAACGCTATCATTGCTCAATTCAACGGGGGCAACGGGCAGATCCCCGCTCGCATCGGCGCTGCGATCACCGGCTCTAGCTATTACGGCGCGGTCATCGGCGTAGCGCCTGGCATCACGGTGCTGAGCGTCCTTGTTGGAGTCGCCACGCCAACTCTGCCTCAGGTCGTCATGGGTATCGATCAGTCCCCCGTGATCAGCGCGGGCGACATTACGGTTAGCCTCATATGAAAAATATAGAGCAAACCATCATTTCGCAGTACGGCAATAGCCCAGCTCTCACCGCGCTCATTCGTAACATGAACGAGTACATCCGGGTGGATGCTGATATCGACGGATTCTTCGACACGATTTGGAATGTGGAAACCGCCGTGGGCTTAGGGCTAGATATCTGGGGCAGCATCGTCGGCCTTCCGACCGGCCGCTATATCTACACCGAGCCAGTCACGGTGTTGAATGACGATCAGTTTCGCACCCTCATTCTCATCAAAGCTCTGAGCAACATCTCGATTACAAGTTCCCCCAGCTTCAATCAAATGCTGAATATCTTCTTTGCTGGGCGCGGGCGCTGCTACGTGAGTGATCAGGGCTCCATGCAGATGCGGTATACCTTCGAGTTCCCACTGGAGCCTTGGGAGATTCAAGTTATTTCGGAGCCTGACATCTTACTTAGGCCGGCTGGAGTGGGTGTTACACTCGCCATAATCGATTACCCGGTGTTTGGATTCTCCGAAGCAAATAGCCCCAAGTTTACGGGATTCAATCAGGCACCCTTTGTTTCGGAGGCGATAGTAATCTAATGCTCTTAGCCAGCGCACCATCAAAAGTAGTTGAAGCTTTCGCAGCCGGGGGCGGCAAGAATGTAATCCCAGTGCCTTCGCAGATTGGCATTACTCCCGGCGCGGCATCATGGACTGACGGATTCCCACCACTCACTCGTACTGATCCGATTGCTGGTGGTGTAGGCCCGAGCGGTCTGGATATGAATGGGGCACTCAATGCCATCTCAGCTCTGTCCATCTGGTACAACGCTGGTGCTGGCTTCCCCTACGATGCCGTATTCTCTGCGACCGTTGGCGGCTACCCAGCGGGGGCGCGAGTCCTGCAGGCGAGCGGCGCGGGCTACTGGCGGAGTACGGTCGATAACAACGTGACCGATCCGGACACCGGCGGCGCGGGCTGGGTACCGGAGGGCGCGAGCGTGCTATCAAGCGTCTACGCTTCTGCTCAGCAAACGCTCGCCCTGGGAACCTCGAAGATCCTCTTCGATACCGTCGAGTTCGATGACGGACTCTGGGATGTGACCGATCATCGCTTCGTTGCCCCCTACGCCGGCCGGTATCGAGTGGCCGGCTCTGTGATGCTCGCCGCCCCTGACGGGCAGCTTCTAGCGACTCAGATCTTCAAGAATGGAGCTATCGCAAAACAATGCTTTCAGGCTCCCCAGGTGAGCGACGGAAATATGAGCTTGCCCTTTGATGCCGTGCTCAACCTGGCGGCCGGCGATTACCTCGAAGCATTCCTTGTAGCGCCAGGCGCGGCCGTGCTCGCCGGGCAGGTTGGGAGCAATCAGGCATATGTATTTGCTCAGGCTGAATATCTCGGCACATAATTAGAGGTATGGCTCAGGCCCCTGGGGAAATAATGACTCATAGTAGCGAAGTAGTCGATGCGGCCGATCTCGCCGTAAAGAAGGTTTTCTATTTGCTTGGGGTAGACGTTGACAACGCCGCTAGTATCGAAAGTTTCCGCGAAGATCTCCGCTTTGGCCGTAGGCTTCGTAAGCTCGCTAATAGTGGCGTGGCGGGGATCGTGGGACTACTGGCGTTGGGTTTAGTAACCGCGCTCTATAGCGGCATCCTCAATTCGCTCAAAGGAAGGTAGCCCCAATGCTCGACAAACTTCCTTCGCCGTTCTGGGCGGTAATACTGGCAGGCATGGGAGCCGGGCTCGCGCTCGCATCTCTCTTTCATCCGACTCCCGAGAATATCGCGCTCGCAGTCCTGGGCGTTGGCTCCAACCTGGTGAGCGGAGCCCTGGGCGCGTTCGCCGGCCACGCTCAGGCGTCGGCGCAAAAAGCCGATGTGACAACTCCTGACGCCCGCGTTACTATCGGCTCAGACGACCAAAAATAACGGTTGCCACTCGGAGAATAATAATTATGACTGTTACCTCAGTGCTTGACGATGTAAAAGGCTGGTTCGCGAAGGTTTTCAAGAATGCACCTTCCGCCGAAGTTACGGCCCTCTCTGCCCTCAATACCGTTGCCCCCGAAGCGGAGATCTTGCTTGATCTGATCGATCCGGCCGCTGGCGCAATCGCAACCCCGATCATTACCGAAGTGCAGGCTGATCTCGGTACCGTCGCGAACCTGCTCAAGTCGGGCAATACCGTCAATCTCGGTACCTTCCTGGCTGCGATCAAGAGCAATTTGAGCCTACTGCTCACCGAGGGCCATATCACGGACCCGGCAAGCGTCACGAAGGCGACGGGGATCGTTGGCGCGATCTCTGGCGTTATTACCAGCCTGCAGAATCAGTACGCAACGGCGTAATGAGCTATCAGTCTGAGTTTCGAGCAACGGCCGTCGCTCTCGCGGCGGTCTTTTGCTTGGGCTCTATCGGTTATCGCGTCCTGACCGCCCCCGAGATCCCCGATCTCGCGCCCACGGTTACAAAGCTCAACGCAACCATTACCGCGGCGTCTACGGCGCTGCAGGGGCTTCCGGCCGTTCTGACGCACGTTCAAACTACCAGCGACGCGGCTACGGGCGTCCTACGCTCAGCATCGCCCGTTGTGGCGAGCTTTGCGGGGACCGCCGGCAAGCTCAACGATACAATCGATCTCACATCCCATCGGCTAAACGATCTCTGCCCGCTCCCCCCCGACGTAAGGCCGTGCGGAACGCTCGCCGACACTAACCGCACCCTGGCGACGTTGCGGGGCACATCAGGGCAGGTAGAGCGTTCGCTCATCCTCTTCAACCAGCATGAGGGGGATCTCTTCACTCAGGAGAGCGCCGCTTACGCTGGGATGAATAAATCAGTCTTGGATTTTGACGCGCTGGTATCCGATCCGGATCTCAAGGCGAACATCCACAACTCAGCGATTATTACCGGGAATTTTGCGGCCATATCGACCGAAGGAAAAGACTGGCTCCATCTGAGGCTCTATCCGACAAAGAAAAAGGGGTTTGTGTCGGGCTTTGAGGCAACTGGGGACGCAGCGAAACATTGGATGCCGCCCCTCTTTTAGGGCACTCGGGGCGCTCTTCGTCGGCATCCCATATCAGGCCGCAAGTATCACAAACGATCTGATCAAGTTGCCGGCGAGCTTTACAGTTTGGCAGGTTCAAAGCTGGTATCCCCCTCACGTTCTAAATAACTAGGCTCAAAACTCTCATCTTCCCATTCCGCATACGTCTGCCCAGTCACATCTAAGAACGCTCGCCAGGCAGCCTCTTCGCGTGCGTATTTTTGCTTGAGGTACCAATATTGGCGATTGCTCACTGTTTGAACGAACTACCCGTCTCACTGCCGTCAACCGTGGCGTCGGCGACAACCCATACAACAACGCCGCCCGGCTTAGTCACCCGGTATAACTCGCGGGCGAGAGCTTCAAAATTCCAAGAAAATCCCTTGTATTCGCGGAGGTTGTCATACGGAGGGGACGTAACTGTTAGCTGTACACTCTCGCTCGCTACAAGGCAACTGAGAGCCATCACGTTATCGCAGTTATATAGTTGCATAGCCAATGTCCCTCAATATCGCGTGGCAATTGTCGAGATACCAGGCGTAGTCAATGTCATCCGGCAGTGAGTCCGGCAGAGTCAGGCAGGGCTTAGCGCCGTAGCTGAGGCTTACGGTGTTGCCGTTAGTGTTGTAGATGATTGAGCCGGGCGCGGATGTCGAGTAGTAGAATCTGATCACTTTGCCCATATACTCGGGCCGTTGCGGGGTGAAGCAAGATGCGTAAGCGCTCCCCGCATCCGCCAGCACGCCCGCCCGCTGCCATTTACGGCCGCTCTTCACCCATCCGTTAGCCTGCAGAGTGGCCGTCATATCGCGTATCTTTGTGCCCTTGAGCGGTCCCTCGCCCCAGAGCTTCACAGCGCCGCCGGCAACCTTGCGGACTGTCACAAATTTGCGGATATCCCGGCTCGCGGCGAGCGTATAAAGGATCGGCGTCCCCTTGCTGAGATATTCGGCCACGGCATCTGAGCAGATCTCCACATCGGGATTCTTCTTTTCGACCAGGCCGGCCTTTGAGTATTCCCCTTTGCGCTTTACCTTCCCGTCGATCTTCACTGCAAAGTAATTATTTACGTCTTTGGAATAAATGGCCTTGTAAGTATTGCTTTCCATCTCCAAACCCGTGCTCCGCTCCCACTCTTCGATGAGCCGATCGCTCGAAGCGAGCAGATGGCGCGGGCAAAATGCCACAAACCCGTCAGTATTCGCAGACACAACAGGGATGCCGTTCGATTCATGCCACTCAATCAGCATCATGAGCGCAAGTTGCCCGGTGATGGTGGTTTGAATGAGCATCTCAGGGGCGAAAAGGATGGAGAACGGGCTCCCAGTCTTCCCGAAAACGCCGTTGATCATAATCTTGCCGCCCTCGTTCTCTACCTCAGCCTTCGTGTATTCGGGAGTTCCTTTAGTAAGTGTTTTCTGTAGAGCCTTCGCCTTCAGACGCTCATCTTTGATCGCTGCATACTCATGCAGGAACGCGGGGCCGAGAGCCTTCGGATATTTTCCGGAGTTCAAGATCAGACTGGGATAGTAGCTGGCAACATCCGAATCCCTGAGTACAGCGTTTTCGTCGCTTCGGTACGCCACGCGCTTCTCGGAGGAGTGCAGGCCGCCGATCCCGAGCCGGTAGCGCGACGAGCCGATTTGGATCTCAAGTCCGTCTAGCTGGGCGGGCATGACGACGGAGCCACTCGGGCCAAGCCGGAATACGGCCTCTCTGACCAGGGAGAACGCCTGCATGAGAGGTGCCGTCTGAAATTTGAGGAAGGATGGCGGCTCGTATTTGAAGACCAGATTCCAGTCAATCTCAGGCTTATAAATCTTCTGACCTAGAGCCTGCTCACAGCGGCGCTTTAGAACGGCTTCGGCAAGCTGAGCATCTGACTTACTTCGCAGATCAATCCCGTAGCGCTTGCTCAACTCCTGGCGCTGGTGGAGTTGGGGCGCGAGTGCATCGAATAGCCCCTCTAGGACTGAGAGATCATTTCCGCAATAGTCGTCTACTTCGGCGATCTCCGCAGGCGTGAGGTATTGATCCGGCGAGTAGGGAAGATCTCGCATCGTCTTGCAGTGGATTCGACCTGCGTACTGCTTTTGGCTGCCCGCGCCTGGCGCTACTTCCATCACATCGATGTGATCAGCCGGCCGCCACTCGGGGAGCCCTAACTCCCAGGGCTTTAGCTTCTGGACAATGATTTGATCATTGAGCCATTTGAGTTGATCTGGGGTATAGCCCGAGAGCGCCGCGGCGATCATCGGTACATCGTAGTAATTGCCGTTGAAGCTCACGGTTGTAAAGATCTGGAATAGCGTGGTGATGCTCGCAACCGCCGCGGGCTCTAACCTCTCGCCCGCCCTCAGCGCGAACGTAAAGCATTCGCCGCCCTGAGGACGGAACTTGAGAAGCCAAAAGTTAGGAAAACATTCTGTGTCGTAAAATGCTACCGGCTTACCTGATGGTGGAGCGGGGATCATTACGCAGCGGCCGCGGCCTTCGGTTTGATCTCTTCAACGTAGAGATAAAGATCTAGCAAGAGCTTGCGATCAACTTCGATAAACTCCCCGTACTCTTCATCAGCGAGCATCCCGGCCACGTCTTCGAGGGCGGCAGTAACGCGCCGGATGAGTTCGGGATCGCGAGCAACCGGCTTCGGAACTTTGACCGCGCCCGGTTTCTTTACGTCGCTCCGCTCGATAGTGCCCTCTTTTTTCAAAACCTCATGCTGCTGAGCTTTGCTGAGCTTCGCGATTGCAACGGCCGCCGACTCTTTGACCCGGCCGGATTTCACCGCTTCGGCGGCTTCCTCTGACAGAGAGATAAGCGCGATGCGGTCCTTTACGAACTTGTGGGCGGCCTTGAGTTCGCCCTCAGTCTTCGCGGTCGGGAAGTAGACGCCGGCGATCTGCTCATCCGTCATCGCGTAGACGTTGAGAAGCCGCTTGATGTTGTGAGCGTCGTCAAGGGGAGTTGCGGGATTGCGAAAGCGATTCTCTGAGATGTTGATCAGAAACGCTTCGCCTTCGCTGCATTGCACGTAGGTACAACGAACCTGCAGTTTGACCGGCGCGAGCCCGCGCTTGTTGATCTCGCTGATCGCACGCCAGCGAGAGAAGCCGGCAACCAGGACGGCCGCGCCGCCATCGTTGCGGATGACAACCGGCGTATGCTGCCCGCGCGCCAGGATATCGGTAATGAGCCATTCAATCTCAGGCTTTTCGTGACGACCGTTGAGATCGGGCTTGATCGTAATGTCTTCAGGGTAGAAGCGATACTCGGAGGTTCGCTTATGCTCAACTGCAAACCGTACTGCCATTTCTAAGCCTCTTTCTCATATTCCAAAATTCGCCCGCACTCTTTGCAAAATGGTGCAGATTTCTCTACAACGCCACGGATGCGGGTAAGGATTGAGAGAAGGCCGAAACGCCGCGGCTCGCGCCAGTAGCGCTCCCCAGGACTGATGACGGCTTTACACTCTTTGCACTCCCGAACGATCTTGCTACGCTTCCAACTCATCGCACGCGCCCCAGTGAAAAACGAAAGCGGCTCCCGATGATCTGAGAGCCGCGCTCGGGTTTAGCCCATCGTCATATAACCTTCGGCGATCAAGTTGGCTTGCGTCCAACCGGCCGATATAAACGCCTGGTACGAAGCGCCGGCAGCCTTCGCGGTCATCTGGGGACCGCTAGAAGGGGATGCAGGAGCAGGCGGTGGAGGCGTCGGGGGAGCCGCAGCAACCGCAGGGGACGGCGGGATAGCCGGGATCGCGGCGGGCGAGGAAGGGTTTGCCGGTACCTGCAGGAATTGGGGGTTAGGTTGTACCGGGATTGGGGGCGGCGGCGCGGCAGCGACAGTAGCGGAAGGCACAGGCACAGGCATAGGGACCGTAGAAGCTGCCGGCGTCATGCTTGCGCCGGCAGGCAACGCCGATTGACCAAAGCCCGCTTCGTTTACATCGGGACCGAAGACGATCTCGGGACCGTATCCGCGGAGGCAAATCATCGAATGGTTGAGATAGATGCCCGGCTGAGACTGCGAGCCGTTCCCGTCAACCGTGCCGGCCACTTCAATAAAGTAACCAGGCTTGACGTAATCAACTTCCATCACTTGCACCATTCCGCTCGCGTCGGGGCGGTAAACCTTCGGAGCGAAGCCGCCAGAGAACTTGAGAATCCAGTGACCCTTCCAACCTTCGTTATCGCAGGGCTTCCGGCCGCGCTTGTTCGGGACTGCAGAATCACCGTTTTCGATTTTCCAAGCAAAGCTCGGGCTCTGGGCGGCTTGTGGAAACGCCTTGTGGCCAACTGCCCAGATGATTGCGCCCCATGATGTCTCTGCCCAGTGCTGCTCAGCGCCCTTTGGAATCGCGAGCGCGAAAAAGAAGTTGGTGCGAGATTGGCCGGCGTTTGGTCCGTTTTTGATGACTAGGGGTTTACCCTCAGCATCAGTGGTACTCCCTTTGTATAGGCTTCCCATCACCATACGACCAACGGGAAGTTGCGGTGGATTGATATTTACGCGATCTGCCAAGTTATTTCTCCTTAGTTAGATAATTGATTGCATTTTGAAGGGTTTCGAGGTTGTCTTTGAGAAGTCCTAAAGCAACATTGCAGGGATGGCAGTAATCAACCCTTCCCAAATACTCTGCGTGCAGCAGTATTATTCTGTGGCACCAGTTTTACAGCGCCAGGAATAATTGAAGAGTAATTATTACTGACGGCTTCGTCAAGTCCTAATCGATCCGCCTGAGCTGGCGAGACAACACCGGGTTTGCTAAGGTTTTTTCCCAGCATTTGACCGATAGTTATGAGTTGATCAATGGGAATATTCCACTGGCGGCGGCCCTTGCCCGGCTCTGCGACGTAATAGGGCACTGACGCGCCCGCTCTCAGGTTGGCGAGCGTCAACGCCCTAAGTCCTTCAACGCGAGCCCCTAGCCTCTCGTATGCCCTTTCGAGCATCCTGAGTTCAAGGCCGGCAGCCTGGGGCGTGAGGTTATGAGGTTGGCGAGCCGTTGCAAATTCCGCGTCACTGTATGCGGCTCTCTGCAGAGCTTCGCACGCATGGCGGCCGGGACAATGGCAGCACTCGGGATTTGTGGAAGCCATCGGCTTAGGGCTATACGCCTGGGTTGCCGCGGCCTGCATCGCGATCATATGGGCGCGGGCAGTGACTTCGCCCCATATGTAATTGTGCGTTCGGACGGGCTCGCCGCGGTGATAGCAGCGGGGTTGGATTACGGTAAAGCTCACTGAGATGTTGGCAGGATCTCCCAGTAGAGCAGGCTTCAACGTCTCGATAATTCCGGACGCATAGAGCAAACCTTGCTTGTTGAAATACTCATCTACAAACCCGTGACCATACTTGTAGTCGAATACCTCAAGGTGCATTCGAGCGAGATCGAACGTCCAAACGTCAGGAGTGCCGCCGCATTCCTCATGGATCTCGGGAATGCTAACCCACTCTTCGATATGAAGCATCCCCGGCGTGATTGGATTGATCCGGCGTGCAACCGTCTCCGCGATGAGTTCCGCGCCGTCGAGCATCTCGCCGGTGATGATTACACCGTTGGGGGCGCTTGAGCCCTCAGAGTACAACCGGCCTGCCAACATCTCAGTACCAACCCAATGGGCCGCGGTCCCTTCAACGCTCTCGGGGGTATCGTCTTGGGAAAACTCCTTATTCATTTTCGGCCATTGGGCACACTTAGACCAGGCCGCCGCGCCAGAAGGGGGAAGAAACGCATGTACAGTCATCCGATTATCGCTTTCACGGCTGCCATAACTTGAGGTACCAGATCAAGCCGGTTTGCGAGCAATGGCAGAGAGGGCACGCCGACAGCGACAACGGCCGCGGAAAGCTGCTCATTCGTGAGCGTCTTCGCATTGATCGCCGCCGACGCAACCGAGAGAAGCGTTACATATGACTGGCGATCTTCTACAACGGCCGCCGGCACTGGGGGAGCGGGGATCGCGGGAGCGGCAGCGGCGGGCAACATCATCAGCGCTTTGAGTTCGGCTTCAACCAGCGCAACGGTACCCTCATCGATCCCGCGCTTCTTGCGCCAGGTAGAATCAGCGTTTTTCGCCCGGCTGCTCGCATGAATACGCTCATCCCAGGGCAGGCCCGTTCTATCGAGACGATCATTCTCAGCGACGGCGGCCACTACCGGCGGGTTGGGAACCAGGGCGATACCTGCAGCCGGCGCAGTTACGCCGAAGATTGCGGCAGCTTCAAGCTCGCTAACGGGCTCTTCGTCTACGTTTACGGCTTCGGGGATCGGATGGGCAGCAAAGACGGCCGCGGCTTCGAGATCCTCAGGCTCATCACCAGTTGTAAAGGCCGGAATCTCTGCCGCAGCTTCCTCTGAATAGGGAAAATCGAGAATGAATCCGCTAAGTGACTCACGTTGGGCTTTGCTCAGTAAAGATAGATCCACAGTAATTTGCAGCATATAGATAATTTCCCCTCCCAAGGGTTTATATGAGAAATTTAGCTCATTACTAACGCCCGCGTCAACATGTAATTTACAAATACCGAGATACACGATACAAATAACGAAGCGGTCAACATAACGTCAGGTAGCTTACATAATGCCCCCCGTCCTACGCCCCTTCCAAGTCGATTTAGAGCGCGATTGCTACGCAGCATGGGACGCCGGCGCGGTCAACGTTATGCCAGTGGCGGCCACGGGCAGCGGTAAGACGGTCCTGCTCTCCAAAATTGCTTATGACGAACCAGGGGCATCTATCGCGGTTGCCCATCGTCAAGAGCTTGTGAGTCAGATCGCCGTAGCGCTTGCCCGTAATGGCGTCAGGCATCGCGTAGTTGGCGCGAAAAAAGGCTCCGCCCTGGTGCGAGTGATTACGGCGCTGCAGGTTGCCGAACTCGGTTACAGCTTCCTCGATCCGAACGCTAAAACCGGCGTGGGCGGCGTTGATACCGTAATCCGGATGGCTAATGAGCCCTGGTTTCTGCAGGTGCGATTACAGATCCAAGACGAAGGGCACCACGTACTAAAAACTAACAAGTGGGGGAAGGTTGTTGAGATGTTCCCCAACGCCCGCGGGCTCTTCCCTACCGCTACGCCGTCGCGAGCGGATGGTAAGGGGCTGGGGCGGCACGCCGACGGCATCACAGACGCGTTAGTGCTCGCGCCATCCATGCGGGGCATTATCAACATGGGGTATCTGACGGATTACCGTCTTCTCTGCCCGAAGTCTACTTTGGATCTCACAAACGTAGCGATAAGCTCAGCAACCGGCGATTTCAATATTGATCAGGTACGGAAGGCCGTTCACGATTCGAGCATCACGGGCGACGTTGTAAAACACTATCTGCAATTCGCCGCCGGCAAACTGGGGATCACATTCGCGGTAGACGTTGAGGAAGCCGGCAAGATCGCGAACGCCTTCAAAGCCCAGGGCGTACCGGCCGAAGTGGTGAGCGCGAAGACTCCCGATGCACTCCGCGCCGCGATCCTTCGGCGCTTCAAGCGGCGCGAGATCCTTCAACTCGTAAACGTCGATCTCTTCGGCGAAGGCTTCGATCTGCCGGCGATAGAGGTTGTGAGCTTCGCCAGGCCGACTCAATCCTTTGCGCTCTACTCTCAGCAATTCGGCCGCGCCCTACGGCTGATGATCGCCGATGAGCTTCAATCTCGCTGGGGAACCTTCACCGATGAGCAGCGCCGCGAGTTGATCGCTCGAAGCGTCAAGCCGAAGGCGATCATCTTGGATCACGTAAACAACATCGTTCGGCACAATGGACCGCCGGATAGGGCTCGCGATTGGACGCTTGACCGGCGAGAGAAACGGGCGAAGGATTCCGATGCGATCCCTATCCGCGTCTGTATTGCGTGCCTACAGCCTTACGAAGCGTTCTATAAGAAATGCCCATATTGCGGGTATTACATGGCTCCCGATGCCATCGGCCGAAGTAAGCCCAAGTTTGTAGACGGGGATCTCACCGAATTGGATGCGGAGACGCTCGCAGCGCTCCGCGGGGATATTGCTCGGATCGATGGTGATTTCTACGCGCCCCAGGGCTTAGACCATTACGCCGCAATGGGGGCAAGGAAGCGCCACGCGGAACGGCAAGAGGGACAGAGAGCTTTGCGTAACGCGGTCGCGTGGTGGGCAGGTACAGAGCACGCCCGCGGGTACTCAGAGAGCGAGAGTTACCGGCGGTTTTTCTTCCGCTTCGGCATCGATGTTGCAAACGCCCAAACTCTCGGGACACGGGAAGCCAGCGAGTTAGCCCTCAAAGTAAATTTGGAATTGCAGAAATACGGCGTTGACGGTACCGTTATTTCTACAGCGTTAGAGATAATGTGAGTGAGAGGCATTACCGAGCCGTGATGATCTATATTGCAGGACCGATGACCGGAACCCCAGAGTTCAATTTCCCAGCTTTTCATGCGGCGGCTAAAACTCTCAGGCACGAAGGCTTTGATGCTGTAAGCCCGGCTGAGATTTGCCCCGAACTCGGTAGAACCTGGGATTACTACATGCGAAAAGATCTCGCAGAGATGCTCAAGTGCGACACGATCTATCTGCTCAAGGGCTGGGAGAAATCAAAAGGCGCTTCGCTTGAGCATTGCGTTGCTGAAGCTCTGGGAATGACGGTGATCTTTGAATAGATCGGTCATCCAATGGGCCATTCGCAACCGAGTGAATGAGATCGCGCTCAGGGAACTCCGCGCAATTTTCAATCTCGAAGGCGCTCACGCAATTCCGACAATGCTGGCGACCAGTGAGGCAGCCGTGCAAGCCAAAGTGAGACTCGAAGCCGCTCACAAGGGGCTCAAGCTCTGGAGAAATAACGTTGGGGCGCTCTTAGATAGCAGGGGCGTGCCGGTACGCTACGGGCTCGCGAATGATAGCGCCATTCTCAATAAGAGCATCAAGTCGGGGGATTTGATCGGATGGCGGCCGGTGCTGATTGGACCTGAGCACGTCGGGAGCATGATCGCCCAGTTTGTAAGCCGTGAGTGCAAGCGTCCCGACTGGCAATACACCGGCGACGATCACGAAAAGGCCCAGTTACGCTGGGCGGAAGCGGTGGTAGCGGACGGCGGCGATGCGGCTTTCTGTAACTCAGAAGGTAGCTTATAAATGGTCTACGTCGGAGGTAAATCTAAAGTCGCGAAAGATCTGGCTGCCATTATCTCGCTCTTCAGTCCCCGCGTTTATTGGGAGCCCTTCGTGGGAGCCGGGACCGTCATCCAATACGTCAAAGCTCCCGTAAAAATTGGAAGCGATTTAGACATTCATATCGCTTCGTTTTTGGAGTGCGTTCGAGACGGATGGCTTCCGCCGGCTGAGGTTTCCGAGAGTGACTATCAGTTTCTCAAGAGTTATGTACCTCTCACTCGCGAGTGCTACGCGACAAAGGCGGCCATCGGTTATGGATGCTCTTTCGGAGGTAAATGGTTTGGCGGATTTGCGCGAAACACCCGGCATAGTTCCTATGCCGGGTATGTCTATAACTCATCCCGCAAACAAAGCCCTTTGTTGCAAGGTATTCAATTCAAAAATCAGAGTTACCTTGACGGTCTGCCCGAAGGTGTTGATCTCATCTATTGCGATCCCCCTTACGCAAATACCACCAGTTGCGGGAGCGGCCGACAGTTCGATTCAAAGCTATTTTGGGACTGGTGTAGAGCCGTAGCTCTTCGAGGTATCACCGTCCTGGTTACAGAGTTCACCGCGCCGGATTTCGCAATGGAGATTTGGCGCAAAGAGAAGCCGGCCGATTTGCGGCGCGGAGATAACAAAGGTATGACAGAGAAATTGTTTCTAGTTAGGGGAGCAGCATGAGCAACAAGCGATTCAAACCAACCATCAGACGCGAGCTTATTTTGAGAGCAGCAATCGAGAGCGCCAGGCAGCCCGGCGGCTGGTCACTGATTACGCGCCAGGTAATCGCCAACGCTGCCGGCTGCTCTGAGGGATTAGTATCCCGCTACCTGGGCGATATGAAGGATGCGCGGCGTGTCATTATGAAAGCCGCGATTCGGGACGAAATTACGGAAATAATTTACCAAAGTCTTGTCGCACACGACGGTTACGCCGTAAAGAAGTGGCTTCCCGAACCCCTCAAGCAAAAGGCCCTTCGCAGCGTAATGGATCTGTAACCGAAAATGTTCTACATCTACATTCATTGCAGACCAGACGGCACCCCCTTCTACGTCGGTAAGGGGCATGGCGCTCGGGCTAGAAACTTGGAATAAGGGGCTCAAGCAAGCGTGAATCAATTCATCGTTTACCGAAGGTCCGACAAGGCTCCCGTTGACTACCGCACGGGCAAGCCCGCGAACGCTCACGATTCCTCAAATTGGACAGACGTAGCAACAGCATCCAGTGTTGCTCAGGCATGGGGCGCTGAGTGGGGCATCGGTTTTGTTCTTACGGAGCAATCGCAGATCGCTGTGATCGATGTGGACGGTTGCCGCAATCCGCAGACTGGGGAAATAAGCCTCATCGCTCAAACATTGATCACCATGCTTGCTGGTGCTTATGTTGAGATCAGCATCGGTGGGAAGGGCATCCACATCTGGTTTCGTTATAGCGGGGCGATGCCCCCGCACGCGAGCAGGGCGGCCGGAATTGGCGAGTTTTATCACAAGGATAGATACATCGCGATTGGCGCTCCTTATGCGGCTCCCAGCTTCACAAACGGAAGTCTGGGGACGGACCATACTGTATCTCTTCCATCTCTGATTGCTACGTTCTTTCCCCCTGACGCTTCGAGCGTCGGTGAGAGCGAATGGACTACCGAGCCCCGCGAAGATTGGAACGGGCCGCTAGAGGATAGCGAGTTGTTGCGCCGCGCCATGCAGAGCCGCTCGACGGCAAGCGCCTTCGGCGGTAAGGCGTCCTTTGCGGACTTGTGGCTCGCTAACGAGTCTGTACTCGCTGTGAGCTACCCTGACGCCAACGGGAGAGCCTACGACGCGAGCGCCGCCGATGCTGCCCTGGCTCAGCACTTGAGCTTTTGGACGGGTGGAGATTGCGCTCGTATCGAGCGATTGATGAGGGGCTCAAAGCTAGTCAGGGAGAAGTGGGAACGTAACGCAGACGTGTACTCCGGTCCGGGTATGGGATATATCCCCCGCACCATCCTGGGCGCTTGTGGTCGGCAGCTTGAGGTACTCTCTGATGCCGCCAGCGCCCCCGTACCGCCCCCGCCGGGCACGGTGAGCCATGCGCCCACCCCCAGGGGCGGCGATGGCTTCCTGGACTCTGAGAAGCAACAGGCTCACTTTGGGCAGTGCGTCTATGTGAGCGGCCAAAACAGAGCCTTAGTGCCTGACGGCTCGCTAATGAAGCCCGACGCCTTCCGCGTGCGATACGGCGGTTTCAATTTCAATCTCGATACTCAGAATATGAAGACAACCCGGGACGCCTGGGAAGCGTGGACGCAAAACCAGGTTTACAAATGCACTGAGGTAGACGGGATATGCTTCAAGCCCAATCTACCGGCGCGGAGCATCGTACACGCCAACGGTCAGACCTTTATCAACACCTTTATCCCCGTCGACATTCGGCGCGTTGTGGGCGACGCCAGTCCCTTCCTCAACCATCTCGCGAAGGTACTGCCCGATGAGCGCGACCGTACGATTTTGCTCTCGTATATGGCGGCGTGCGTCCAACATCAGGGAATCAAATTCCAATGGGCTCCCTTGCTGCAGGGCGTTGAGGGGAACGGCAAGACGCTCTTTGCGCGATGCGTAGAGCAGGCCGTTGGTACTCGATACACCTATTGGCCGAAGGCAGCGAAGATCTCCGCAACCTTCAATGCATGGATGGCTAACAAAGTCTTCTATGCGGTCGAAGATATTTATGTTCCCGACTCGAAGCGCGAGATCCTCGAAGACTTGAAGCCGATGATCACGGGGGACAAAATCGAGATCGAAGCGAAGGGCATCGATCAATTCATCTCGGATATTTGCGGTAACTTTATGTTCAATTCCAACCATCTTGACGCGATCCGGAAGACTGAGAATGATCGCCGCTTTTGCGTGCTCTTTAGCGCTCAGCAACAGTCAAGCGACCTGAGACGGGACGGACTAACGGAGAGTTACTTTGTAGCCTTGTACAACTGGCTTAGAGAAGAGGGCTACGCGATAGTCAACGAGCTTCTATTTACCTACGCGATCCCCGCGGAGTTGAATCCCGCCGGCGACTGCCAGCGAGCGCCGGTCACCACCAGCACCTCTAAGGCCATCAAAGACGGCCTGGGCAGCCTTGAGCAAGAGATCGCGGAAGCCGTCGCCCAGGGCTTGCCGGGCTTCTCTGGTGATTGGATATCTACAACCTGGCTTGAGCGCCTTCTAGAGCGGATGCGGCTAAACAAGATATCACACTCGAAGCGTAAACAGATCCTTGAGCAGATGGGTTATATCTACCATCCCGCGCTCACTGACGGCCGCCCCAACAATCCCGTGCTGCCCGACAACACAAAGCCGCGGCTCTTCGTACTCGCCGGATCCCTGACTTCGCAGATCCCGACGGCCGCGGCAGCCACGAAGCATTATGAAGCCGCCAACGCAAATAAGAGCCCCGTAGGGCTCCCGTTCGCTGCTCATCAGTTTGGGCGCTCTAACTAGCCGCCTTTCTCGGATGCACGTAGCCGCACTTAGAGCACGGCTTGCGGCGTTGGGTTGCTGTGAGTGGCGTCCCGCACTTAGCGCACGGCTTGAGCTTGACGTTGGTAGCCTTCGGCGCTTTGGCGCGGTTGCGCCGCCCGTGCTCGCTGCGAAACTCAGAGTCGGGAATCGTGGTGAGATCCCAATGCGGCGTGTACTTCAATTTGAGCCCCCTTATTCAGACAGGTTACTAGTGGGATGATACTATGCGGTGAAGCGCAAGCGGGGCAGGAAATCGCAGAGTCTATAACACTCTGGCAATTCTCGCACCAGTAAGCGCCGCTAAGGGAGATGTGAGCCATTAGGCCATCCTCTTGATGAAGAGCGAAACTGCGAGCCCTACGGCGATGCCGGCCACTACTCCGACGGTGAAAGCGATTGAGATCATTTGCTCACCCGCTTTAGAAATAATGCCTTCTGACGTTCAATAGCCGCCGAGTACGCCGCCCAGTACGCCGAGTCCGCCGCCGAGTCCGCCGCCGAGCGCGCCGCCGAGCGCGCCGCCAAGCGCGCCGAGTACGCCGCCGAGTCCACCGCCGAGTCCACCGAGTCCACCGAGTCCACCGCCGAGTTCGCCGAGTCCGCCGCCCAGTACGCCGAGTCCGCCGCCGAGTCCGCCGCCGAGTACGCCGCCGAGTACGCCGCCGAGCGCGCCGCCGAGCGCGCCGCCGACTTTTTATCTTCTAACTGAGCAAGCGTAATTTTTCCGTCCATAAAATCGCTCGCGGCTTGCAGCGCTTCGCGAGGGCGCTTGTCGTCAGGAAACGCCTTCTCAAAATTACCCAGAACTTCCATTGCAAAATCAACAGAGAGTAAAACGATGGCTCGCTTACAGGGCTCCGTAGTCGCTCGCATTGCCCAGATCGCATGATCTAAGCCGTTGGATTTGAGGATGCGTTTTAGACTGATTTCTTTATCGTCAGTCCACTTGGAGCCGAGTGAAGCTGTCAGAGTTTGTAATCCAGCAGAGCAGGCGTTTGCCTTGTGAAGTAGAGCGAGCGTGGTTTTGAGCATCATTGTGAGCGCCTCCTGAGCGCTGATACAGAGTATCAATTTACTAGTAAGCTGTCAAACATCAGGCTCTACCAGTGGAGCCAGACATTTCGCGGTAATACTGCCGATCCGTTCGGGCGTGAGCTTGGCGGCCTTCTGGCGAGCGTCTAAGAGCGCTTGCTTGGGGGTATCGCCAGCGCCGCCGCGTTGCCCGGTGTTGATCTCGGTTATGGTGAAACGGACGTTATCATCAGCGACGGTCCCGAAGCGGATGAGCGCAAAGCTCAGGAGAGGAAACTCGTGGATGCTTACGGGTACGCCCATCCGCTCCGTCTTCGGATCTGTTACCAGTTTGCCGGCAACCATTACGGGGATCATTCCCTCTCCGTCTTCATCAAACTTCGCCCGCTTGAGCGCCTTCCTTTGATCCGTCGTCAACGCGCCGGTAAGCGATCTCTTTTGAAGCCGCTCGCTCTCTTTGTCACTCCAAGCGCTGAGAGTCTTGATCGCAGCGCCGCGGGCAATGATCAGGAAACGCGCCCGCGTCTTTACGTGGCCGGCCTGCCCCACCACTTCAAGCAGACGGGTACCAACCGGCAGCTTTACGCCGAAGGGCGGATGCCCCTCCTCTAAACCCATTCCTTCGATTTCGTGCTCACTCTCAACGATCCTCACCGATTGGATGGTTACGCCCTTCGCCCAGGCTCGCAGGCGCTTACCGTCAATGCAGGCCGGCGCGTGCCCTTCTACGGGGATCGCTACGATGGGGGCTTTGGCTTTGAGCAGGCTCTTGATATTCATCATTCCTCTAATCTACCAGGTTACTAGTTATCTGTCAATCCAATTCTTTGCCATTATCTCAGCGTCCCGGCGAAGGATCGTTAGCTCAACGTCGCCCCCGAGTGCCTGACGTTTGAAGCCCAGGGCGACGGCGTATTTATACGGGCTCTGATCTACGGGACCGGCGATCTGGCTCACCTTCGCCCAGCGCCGGCCGCGGCGATAGTATTTGACGGGCGGGATCACCAGCGGTCAGCTTTCGCGAAGCAAACGATGATGACTAGCCTGATCATGCGTCCAACCTCTCGGGGCGGCCGTTGTCGTCTTCGTCGAGATGCCGAGCGGTTTCGGCTTCCTCAGCGCGTATGCGAGCTTGCACCGAGAGAAAGTGTAGATCGTCGGCGTCAGTCCCCGTGGCATCGCGATCACGCCCAAGAGAGTTTTGCAGATCAAATAGTTCGGGGTGATTAGCCTTGAACGTTTTGAAGAAATAAGCATCCCGCTCAAGGCCGCGAGTCACTGGTAATTTATTGGTCAGAAGATCCGGCATTTGAATCGAAGGGTCTATTTCCATTGCTAGAGCGAGCATCCTGGCCTTGAAATACTCACGGTCGTCCCAGTGGAGAACGATGCATATGGGGGCCAGATCTTGACGCTTAGGCTTCGGGCGGAGAGCTAGTTTACGCTCTTGCAGTTCAGCGTGAGCTTTGGCGAGTTCGATGCGCTGTCGCCGCTGATCACTCTTTTCGCGCTCGATAGCTAACCGCTCTTCCTGTAACTCAAGCCGCCGCGCTCGGTTAGCGTCACTCTCAGAAGATGAGTATGCTACGGCTGATCCCCGGATGCACATCTCACAAGTGCTGCTCTGCAAATAACGCTCAGCGATGTGTCCATTTTTACAGGGCTCACCTGTAAAATACTTTTTGAGCCCCAACGTTATTGCTTGCTGCCGCGTAATTATTTCCATGAGTCAAACATTACGCTGGGAATTATTATCTGTCAAATACCGTATGTAGGATTACCCCGTCGCCCTCACCCCGAAGGCACTTCCGTAGCGCTCTAGGAACGAAGTTTGTCGAAATCAAATGTCGTCATATCTATGTATGTAATGATTCCTACCTATTAGTATGTACTATTTCTATTTCTCCTTATTTCTCTCTATGTGTTGATTTGATATATATAAGGGTAATAGAGAAAAGAGGGTGTAACTCCAATAGAATCAATGACACCCAATAACTACCCCGTAATTACACCGCTAGCCATTCGGGGTAATTCTAAGCGCCCGTTTGCATTGTGGATGCCCGGCGCGGTAATGTGGGAAGCCAGGGATATGCTCAGTGATCGTCAAAAACGTTTCGTCTTCCATCAGGCTCGCATTACTGATGGTGCAAAGGCTTACGTATTGGCAGGTTACAGCGAGCAGGGAGCGGCTCAAGGCGCTTCGCGTCTGTTACAGAACGTTGAGATACAGGAAGCTATAGAGGTTGAGCGGGCGGACCTGGCCCGTGTCGCGAGCCTGAGCCCCGAATGGGTTTTGAATCGATGGATGTTGATCGCCAGCGCGGACCCGAGAGATCTGATCCATACCCGCATCGGCTGCTGTCGGCATTGCTGGGGCATTGATAACAAACGGGAATGGATGGAACACGAATACGCTACCGCGCTCAACGAAGCTCTGACTTGCATGTTGCTGCCGCCGGCCTTCGAGGGTGGCCTAGGGTACTCGCCGACTCGCGAGCCTAACCCTGACTGCCCTAAGTGCAAGGGCGAAGGCTTGCCGCGGACCTGGCTCGCCGACTCCCGCAAGCTGAGCCGTTCGGCCGCGGCTCTCTTCGCTGGCGTAAAGCAGACGAAGGATGGGATTGAGATCAAGATGCACGATCAGCCCGAAGCGCTCAAGTCGCTCGCCGATTACCTGGGGATGCAGAACAAGAGCAGCGCCGATGTAAAGCTGGCTGCGGCTCTGGTGGTGGGCGGGAGCGCTAAGGATCTCTCAGACGATGAGCTTGCCGGCATCATTGAGCGGGGGCGGTTGCGGAGGGCTCGAGCTGCGACTTTGGGGGTATCTGCGGGGGTATTATCGCCGGCGGCGTTGCCAAGTAAGACAATCGAGGGCACTTAGTGCCGGCTTCGAGTCCCTAAGTAGGAGCGATGCACTAAAAAGCCCCCTCAGTTGAGGGGGCTGGCGGCACTCGGGGAGCCGGTTAGATGTGCATAAGAGCGCGATTGGATGCGAGCGAACGGGGGAAGCGTCTCAGCGTCGCATTCTTCCGGCGAAGGGATCAGGGCGGCCCAGGGCTGCTGTGACGCGCGCCAGCTCGATCTGATCAAGCATCGGCAGATCGGGTTTGGAGCCGATCTGATCTTTGATCGTCAGGGCTAAGATGGTGAGCAAGCTGAGTGCGGCAGGGATAAACAAAATGTACATGGAATCCTCCAAGTTGAGATATTACCAAGTTACTAGTAAGCTGTCAAGAGTTATTTTCATTTATTTCGAGCGTTTCCGCGTCGCATTCTTCCGGCGAAGGGATTGGGGCGGCCTTTACAACCTGGGCGCATACCAGGTGCATCGCGGCGCGGCGGGCTTTGCTACTGGGGGACGCGAGCAGGATCGCCAAGCTATCAGAGAGGATCTTCGCGGTCATGCTGCTACCTCCCACGCCCACGCGCCAGGCTTGTAAGTGCTCTGCGAGAGCTTCGAGCCGCGGAGAGTGATCACGCGAAGGCTACCGTCTGCCCGCAACACCAGAGCGCCCCCGCGCCGGCGAGCCCAGGCGTTGACGGCCGCCTTCCATGATGCCGCTTTCGTGGCGTTCGCGAGATTGCGCCATTCGGCAACGGTGAGAAGGTTGGTAGGCTGAGCGTTCGGGTTGAAGTTCGTAACTGTCATTTTTGGGGTATCCTCTCGACTGCAGATACAAGAGCCTCAGCGATCCGCCGCAACGTTGCAGCATCGAAGGCGTAGTTATTCGCGGCGTTGATCCTGGCGGCCATCTCTTCGCAGGTGAGTTCCGGCGTGTTGAGGTAACGAGTGATCTCTTGAAAGAGATCCCCAGTAACTTGGTAATCTATATATGCAGTCGAGAGGATACAGCAAAATGCTTTCGTGGCGTTCGCGAGCTTGGTAGGCTGAGCGTTCGGGTTGAAGTTCGTAACTGTCATTTTTGGGGTATCTTCTCGACTGCAGATACAGATTAGCAAGTTACTAGTAAGCTGTCAACATAATAATGAATCTAATTTATATTCGGCCTGCAGGCGAACGCGAACGGCGTCAAGCGCCAGACATTCGGCCTTTACGAATTCGTAAGCCTTCGGGAAGCCCATCGCCGGCAGTGCGTTGCGCTGAGCAAACTTCGCTTCCTGGGCGCGGTACTCTGGGGACTGGCGAAGGATTGCTTGAGCCGCCCTGGTGCGTTCGGCGCGGTACTCATCAGCCGCCGTCTTCGGGTGAGCGATGCCAGTGTTGCGGGTAACGCATACCGAGCCGTAATGAAGGATCTCACCAGATGAGAGAAGCTCAACGGCGAAGGTTCCCTTGAGCCCAGTCTTACCGCAACAATCGCAGTTTGTAACCTCATCAGTGAAGCCGAAGATCTTGAATTTGTTTTCCATAAAGAGATATTACCAAGTTACTAGTAAGATGTCAAGAGTTATTTTCAAATTCTTTTAGAAGCAATCGTTCCCTTGCTTCGCGGTATCCTGAGCTTGCGATAGAGGGTTCCCCTTCCAATCTGGATCAGCTTGGCTGCTTGGCGCTTATCGCCGTCGCATCGACGTACGGCCTCATGGATCAGTCGCATCTCAAGCTCTGCCATCGTTGGCAGTGTGTCGCCAAGTTCAAGGATCGGCTTCGGGAGTGGCCGCCGGCATCGTACACAGAAGGCTCGAACAAACTGATTTAGACCGCATGAGCAGCGCACTGATGGCCGCACATCGCACGTCACTCCGCGCCCCCGATCTCAGCGATCAGCGCCCGTATGCTCTCAACGCTCCAAACCCGAATACGCGGGCTGAGCAGCCGGCCGGCCGGGAAGCGGCCACTTTTGACGCCCGCCCACCAGGTTGCACGGCAGACGGGGATGACGGCGAGTATTTGGGGCAATCTCACAAAACCAACTTCAGGAAGGTTCATACACTCCATTGTAGTCCATTACCCTCTATCGTTGGGCATAACACGCAAGCGCCAGTTACCTTGACGTGACTTTGGTTACCGGGGTACTGTTGGCGATATGGCAACCCCCAACCCGCTAGACGAGATGAATTGGGAAGATCGCTTTATGTATGCGTTCCGCAGCGTGCTAGTGCTTGAGAACAGGCTCGAAGATGCGCTCGCACTACTCAAAGAGCAACGCCCTGAGATTGTGATTTTGCACAACGGCGATCAGGTTCAAAAGCTACGCGAGCGCCATCAGATCAGACAGCTACGCAAAGAAGGTGTGAGTTATCGGAACATCGCGAAGCGCATTCAACAGTTGCGGAAAGTAATTTGACAGCGGCAATTACTGCGGGTACTGTGTTGGCTTACGGAGAGCGGCGAGACTCAACTCGTAGGGGCCATCTCTCGCCGCTTCCCCGGCAACTAACTGCGACCAAACGTCACAGCGAGCAAAAGAGCAATGTGTTGGCTTTCCGCCCCCGCACTGCTCCGATGCAAATGGCAGCCTAAAAACTGTCGGGGTACGCCGGATGCTCTACCTGGCAACAGAAAAGGCCGGCACTATTTTAGGAGACAATCAGTGACCGTCGCAGAGCAAGTCAACCAGATCCAAAAGAAACTGCGCGAGCGGACGATGGGCTCGCAGTTGCCGGTTGATCGCGTAGATGCTCCGTGCTGGTTGGACCTGCCGCGGGAGCGGGTGACGCTTAGATGGGGGTATTTGACGGAGAGACAGGGACACTAAGCGAGTTTGTAACCTTCACAAACTAGAAGGGATACGGGCAATTGATCGCGCCCGTATCCCCAAAAATACCCCTCTCGGCTTGCGCTTTACCCGCCCAGAGGGTGGTGCTAGTTACTCCTAGTTACCAATGCAAATATAGCGAATTGCGTCACTACCTAAACCGCCATCATCTGAAAATGTCACCGACGATCCACTTGTGTAAGTAACTCCCAGTGCGTTAAGATTGATGGTGCTGACTGTTGCGCTCGTCATACAGGCATAAGAGGATGAACTGGTAAATATGGCTGACCCGCTAAATGTCACCGTTGCAGCACCACCAGAAAGCGTCGTCAAGCCCATCACTGTGTGCGCAGATGTCAGTTGCGTCCCGGCGGCGTTGTAGAGCGTTCCACCAGGGCACCCCGTCCCATCCGCAAGGCAGTGGGCTTCTGGTACTCCGCTACCATTCAAGTCTGTGCTGCCCGCTCCTGCTGAAGATACACCTGTGCTACTTACTTGAAACTGGCTACTTGAACCAACGGATAGCAACGCCGCTGGCGAAGTCGTCCCGATGCCGACGTTGCCTTGGAAAATACCTCCACCTGTTCCAACCCACAGACTCTTCCAACGTTGGCCCGTAACCCCAAGGTTAATCGTATTATCGAAGGCGGGGGCCGGATTAAGACCAGTTGCGGTTAATTGCATTACATCCTCATAAGCTGGGGAACCCGGCAGCTCAAAAGCGAGCGTGGTATACGTGCTCTGCGCACCAATCCTTAAAACATTATAGGTGCTGTCCAAATATATAAAGGCTGGCGGCGTCTGCCCATTTATTACGATTGGGTTGGCAAAGACTGTAGGATTTCCGGCGATAGTCAGGCCGCCCGTGCGCAATGCGCCAGTGCCAAGATCAAGAGCCTGTACAGGGCTCGTCGTCCCGATACCGACGTTGCCGTTATTATCTATCCTGACCTTTTCCGTTGGTCCACTAAGACCATCATTTTGCGTGAGAAAACGAATCTGCGATAGTGTATTTTGCGAACCAGATACGATGTCAAGTATTCGTGCATAGATGCCTGCCGTTGGGAAATTTTGAGCTTGGTAAAAATTGAAAACACCTTGGTCACTAATACCATATGTTCTTAAATTAGTATCAGTAGACGGATTTCCCAAAGACAACTGCCCACTCGGCCCCGTCGTCCCGATGCCGAGTCTATGATTCGTCGCATCCCAGAAGAAATTGGAATTGTCTTGTGCGATGGTTGAGCCATTTGAGAACAACACGGAGCCAGAGGTTAGCGAAGGCAAAGTGAATGTCCCGTAAGTATTTGTGTCCAGCGCAAACGTCCCTGCTGCCGTCATCTTTACGAATGGTGTGCCCGTAGTCCATGTCGGATAATTCAACGCGCCCCATGTGCCTACGGAAGGCAGAGCCGTGCATCCCCCGCTGGACATCAATGCGCCAGAGCAAGAGCCGGAACCAAACAGCGCCGTTATATCGCTGTATAGCGGAGTGCGCCACGCCGTGTTCCCACTATTCGCCACGCCAATCGTGTTTGCTCCGGGGTAGGTCATGGTACTGCCCGGAGTCTGCCATCCCTGCGCTGTTGCCCCAGAGTTCATCCCCCAGACTTGGTTTGCCGTGCCGTTGGTGCTGAGGTTTGTGGCTGTGGATGAGTTGCCAGTAAAAGCGGCTCCATGAAGTGTCGCTAATCCGGCTGCACTACCGAAGTATTCATCAGTTACCGCAGCATTGCCAATTACTGCTGTGTTGGAACCTGCTCCAACTGCCGTCGATCCTACTACAATTTCGTTTGTGTTACCATTCGCACTTGCCTGTGTGTTCTGCCCCAGGAAAGTCCCGTAGCTACCCGTTATATTATGATACCCAGTAGGAAGTAAAGTTCCTGCTAAATAGCCCGCTGCTGTATTACCATTGCCCGTAGTAGTGAACTGAAGCGCCCCACTTCCAATTCCGGTACTGTAACTCCCAGAAGAGTTTGTAGCTAGGGTATTATTTCCGATTCCTATGTTATTGCCCCCACTTGTAAGATTGTAGAGGGCAGAGTCCCCTAAGCCTATATTGTTACTACCTGTCTCTATGCCACCGTAACCTATTGCCTCAGCACCTATCGCGATATTGAATGATCCAGAGGCACCAAGTAGGTTTGATGTACCTATGGCAATGTTCACTGTGCCGGTAGAACTTGCTAAAGTGCTACTATTACCGATGGCAATCGAACTAGCTCCTCCATACGTCAAGGGCAAACCGCCCCCTAAATTCAGATTAGAAGATGGGATGGTATAAATTGCGACCCCACTATCCTGAACCTGGTCCCCTGTTCCGGTAAAGGTTACGGCATCATTGGCGGTTGCGCTGCCGGGTCCGGTGACTGGGTTGGTAAGCGCGAGTTGGAAGTCCGTAGCCGCATGAGTCGCCGCCGTCCCTACCGTTGTAGAACAGCCGCTCGCTCCGTTGCTCAGATCGCCACATGCTGCTTGACTGAATGTTGCGCTGCCGTTCGACTTGACCGCGCCTGTCACGGCCCCCGCGTTGTCCGCCTTCGTGCCTTGTGCCGCCGTGGCATAAGCCGTGGACGCGGTGTAAGCCGCCGACCCAACCGCACCGCTGCCAAGCAGCACCGAGCCACTTCCATAGGTACTTAGCTCGCCCAGCACGCCGCTGTTGTTGTACTCGATGTGGCCAGTCGTGCCACCCGCAATCGTCGTGGTGCCTACGGTGATCGTTCCAGCAGATGCGGATATGGTACAGGTTCCACCCAGGGCGCAGTTCTGGCCGTTGACCGTAGTCACCGAGTTTGCTAAGGCTGCGTTCGGTACCGCCTCATACGTCACCGTGTTCGTACCGGTCACTACCGGTACGGTGTTGGTTGAAGGGCTGGAACCGTAGCTAACTCCATTCACCACTGCAACCGTGGGAGTTGCGGTCGTCACTGCTGTCAACTGCCCCGCTGCGTTGTAGGTGATAACTGGTATCGCTGTCGCGCTTCCCGTCGGCCCTGCCGCCGTAATGACCCCACCCGAGGGGACGTGGCTTGCCGATGTGCCGATAGGGAGGTAGGAATAGCCCACAGTCCCAGACGAGATGTTGCTGGCGTTGGAGGCGTAAGTTTCAGCATTCGATTGAGCCGTGGAAGCTGCGCCAGAAGCATCATAGGCCGTTGATGCGGTAAACGCCGCAGTACCAAATACGCCCCCAGCCGCAGTCGTCAGATAGGAAAGCGTCGTTACGGTTGGCGCAACCGGAGTGTAGGTCAACGCGGTAGTCACCTGGCCAGAGGTCATGCCGGTTAGGTTCGCCATACTGAAGGTCGGTGCCGCCGTGAAAGTCGGAGCCGCGCTGCTGCCGGTGAAGTTGCCAAAAACGGTGTTCGCCGCCTGATTCTTGAGTGTTGCCGTGACCGTTCCGCTGGTTGTTACCGCTGTACTCGGAGTCGAACTGTCCACCGTGCCATCGCCCGTGAAGGTCACGCTGCTTACGCTTCCCGTAGATGTTCCGCACGTTGGGCAAGAGATCGCTCCCGTTGCCGCGACTACAATTGGGAGTGTTCCGCTCAGTCCAGCCGAACCAACCGAGCCGATGGGAATGCCAGTCGGCAGATAACTCACTCCAATGGTTCCAGTGTTGATGTGGCTGGCATTCTGCGCGTAAGTCTCGGCATTGCTCTGAGCCGTTGCCGCCGCACCGGAAGCATCCGCTCCCACACTTGCTGCTGTTGCAGAGATCGCCCCCGCCGTGTTGAGGATGCTTGTCCCATCCGGCTTCACGCCTCCGAGCACGGTCGAAGTCGCCGTGGGTAGAACATAGGCAGATGGC